TATCAATTGTATTTGGACATTGCAGACAACAATGGTAACAAAGACAACACATGGCAATTCGATTTGAATGAGAAGGATATGGGTGCTAACGCACTGATTAACTTCGCCACTGAGGAAGGACTCGTCACTGAAATGGATGAGAACAGATTTGTAATGGAGGATGAAGAGGAATGACTTTTACCGAGAAAATAAAACAACTGTATGATGACATGGATTCATCTTATGGTATGCCTAAGTGGATGAATACTTTGCTTGATGAAATGAAGTTTCACAACAAAGCACTACTCAAAAGTAATTCGAGTAAGCATCCTTTTCATCCCACACAAACATTTGTTTTGGAGGCACTGGAAGATAGCATGACTGTCAAGTTCAAGTTAGTTCATACATTACAACACATTGCTAACTTCCACGATGTACCTATGTCGTGGGTGATGTTGATACCTCATGCAGTTGTTGATGGTGTTAACAATAACTTCCGTGTGGAGATACAGTCCGAGTACAAGATTGACAAAGACATCTTTGTAGATGATGAGGGTAAGTCAATGATACTACCGTACATCGCTTTCCTTGATGGTAAGGATGCTGGACTGATTGACGAAGACGAAGAATATCTATTCGAGTTACCCGATGGGTTTGAAGATACAGTAAAGAAAATCAAGAACATGAAGCCTTCGCTATTACTGCCCTTGCGTAAGCATGATGAGGCTGACCTGTTTGATGATAGTGCTTTCGCTGAGGAATGGGCGTGACTGAAAAATACGAAAGACAAGAGCCAACCTTTGAGGTTGTGTGGTTGTGCGAACTCGATGAAAAGAATTGGGATGGTATCTTAGGTGCAGGTATGTATGAACCACGACCTAATTTCTATACAGAACATGATGCAATGGTGTACATCAAGAACGAGCAACTACGGAGTCGTGCTATTATCAATTACTACGAGGTAGTTGAAGGCGAATTAGAGTTCGATAGATACAAAATAATAGAGGTGGTCGAATGACTGAAAAATACGAAGGACTCACACATGACGAAGCGTTGAAGGTTTGGGAAACAAAAGGCATACCTATGGGTAGGTGCGATTATTGTTTGGGCTTCTTCCCTATGACACATTTCAATTCATTGAATGCACAAAAGCACATCACTTTTCAAGACGAGATTTGCGTTAAGTGCTTTGAAGAAAAGAAAAGAACAGGTGGCTACACTAAAGAACAATTGAAAATATGGGGTGAAGAAGAATGATTGACATAGACAAATACGAAGGACATACGCCCGGACCGTGGTTAGCATCAAAGGAACTTCCTACTGGGTGGGCGGTCATTACTGGTGATGATGATTGGATTCTTCGTGTAGACGAAAACAACAAAGGGCAACTAATGAGTGAGGCTGATGCACAACTGATAGCAGACGCACCTAAACTTTGGAATGATTTTACTCGTGTAAGGAGAGAATACAACAAGGTGTATGGTTGGTTCTTAGACATAGACAACTACATGATGGAACACCACTATGACTTGTGGCAAGAAATACGAATTGAAATTGGATTAGACAAAGAGGAAGATGTATGAATGAAACAATTACCATAGAGGATGTTGATGAGCAGTTCATCAATGATGTACTTCTACTGGATGGCAACGAGGTAAGGATAGTAATGGAGATTGAGAAGTCAATGCTCAACTTCGACTGTCCTGTTTGCGCTTCTCCACCATGCGAAGGGAATAGAGGATTTCTACTGGATACTGGCGAGTACCTTTACATAGCAAAGTGTTGTGGGGAGTTCGCTGTCTGCGAGGTAACAGGTAAGGACACAGGTGAGGACAATGGATTGGAAACCGAATGAAGATTTGATTAAATGGGGCAACGAGCATTTCAAGGCTCTCAGTGTAGACGCAATGTGGACACCACAAGATAGTGGTGTACAGTTCATGAAGACGGCGGAAGATACCTTCCAACTCGTATTCATGTACAACCATCCAACTGCTAGAGAGCATTACGAGAAGTTGTGTCTACTATTGAAAGAGTGCGGGTACAATGTAATTGAACCCGATGATGTTGAGGTACAAACCCCACCATTGAATCCACAGATGCAAATGCAGATGGAACACGAACACAAGCAGAAGGTAGCACAGGGCTGGAAATGCCCCGAATGTGGATACCCTCTTGCTAACAATGACTTCGACAATCACATCTTGGAATTCGTAGAAACGATTGATGCTGAATTGAATGACGGTACTACTGCTCCTTTAGAGTTGTGGAGATACATAATGCCCTGTAACTCATGTGGCTATGACCTTTCAGTTGACCCCGATGACTTCTTGTTGTTGGCTGGCGATGAGGCATTCATGAAATGGAATAACGGTGAAGAAACTTTGGCGGCTCTTACGAGAAACAACATTGTTGATTTGGCTGATGCTGGTTGTTTTGATGAATCAGTACCACCATTCATTACACTGCTTGGTAAGACCTACAAAGGTGAAAAAGTTCCTCCGTGGATGTGGGGTACAACCGTTAAGATTGTACATCACGGTGGCGAAGAGGAATGAAGTTATCGAGGGCAACTGAGTTAGTAGCAAGAATGCCACACAAGTTGAACCCTAGTGACATCACCAAGAGAGAGGCTACTGAACTGTGGTCTTTCATGACTACCAGTAACAAACTGAATATCACTCAGCACATGCTCAAGGTGAACCTCGCCAAAGAGTGCGGGGTATTCATGGAGAGATTAGAAGAGGTCACTGAGGGGCTGGCTCTTGCTAGAATACTAATGCTAGAGTCACCCGAAACAACTGAACATGAGTTGACACTAAAGCAAGTCGTTGAAGTAATACGCAATGCTCGTAACGATGATGTATGGATACTAGACTTCTGCCGCACACTCAGCGAAGAAGAGGCTGAACTAATATGGAGATGGGCATTAGATTACTACTGGAAAGCGATACGAAATAGAATGAGAGCGTGGTTCTCAAAGGCTAGTGGTGTCGATAGTACTCATGGCGTGGACACACAGATGGCGGTCATCTTCGATGGCCTAAGCGTAGACAAGGTAAGTTCATCGTTTACAAAACTGTCGAAGTGGACTGGTGATGTTCCCGACAGTTGGTGGTTCATCCCCGACTGTGGAACTTTATTGTATATAGGTGATAGGGTAGTTAAAGAAAGGAGTGGAAAAATTAACGGTGAATTAACTCCGTTAGTTGAAGAAGAGGTAAATTGTTGGTGTTGGAGTAATCCAACTGGCACTGGGCGCAGGCACAGTAAGGACACAGTACTGCCTTTCTCAACCTATCAAGAACCGATGTTTCATGAATGGCATGAGTCGCAGGTGATTTTAGACTCATACGCAAGAGGTGGATTTTTGATTTATCATGAAGGAAATTATACCTTGCTTTCCAATGGAAGTTCCGTTTTGTACGCTCAACTTTCCATGATACGGAAAAATGCTGATGATAAATTTGAGTTGTCTTTAGCCTTCATGGATGGGGATGAAGCAGTCGCCGAGGATATGATAGTGCTTGACAACCTAACTTTCGAGTTGGAGTCGGCATTGAAGCGGAGGGGTGTTTCTCCTAGAGTCAAGTTCGTGAACCACGAGGTCGAAGATTGTTTAGTCGTGAAAGTAAATTACACTTGGAGTCCTACCCATGACTGGCATCTCAAGTTAGACAGTGTAGAAGATGACATGGGCATAGATGACATTGACGACATCAACGATTACTATACGGTGGTAGCATGACACGCCCAAAGATAGACTTCCAATTGATGAAACAGATACAACTAGACATATTCAATTCGTTAGATAAATCCGAGAAGCATAGGGTAGACGACTTGTATCCTCAATTTGCTTTGAATTACACCAAAGCGATTCATGCTAAAAGAAAGAAAGCAAGAGGTAACGCCGCAGGTAGTAGCAGGTACAGTAAAGACTTGAAGCAAAAGCCGTACATAATCAAATCAGTACTCGAAGAATCAAAGTGGAAAATTAAGAACGGTGAAGAATGGGTGAAGATTAACGGTAAATTATTTTCCAAGTATGCTCGTTATTGTTATTACATAGGAGATGAGGAAGAGTGAACCCTACTGAATACATCGGGCTGGGGCTGGCTCTCAAGTCATTGTCGTTCTACATATCATTCGAGCGCATTGATACAGGATATGGCTTCAAGGTACGCAGATGTATCAGCCTAAAGGAGAATGTCACTGACGACCAAAAGAAGTGCATTGAGGTATGGGCTAACACACATGACTTGACAGTGTACGGATTCAAAACGATTCAGCGTGAAGAGTTAGTACGCAAGTGGATGGACATACTTGAGCCGTTTGAGTTTCTAATGAAAGCGAAAGACCGTGTGAACTACTGGCAGATGAAGTGGATACTAGACAACCCCTACCCAAGAATACCAAAGTCACAGGTTCGTAACTGGCCCAAGTTTAGACAATGGGTAGACGACTTTGATGCTAACAAGGAAAAATTGGAGTCGGACTATTTAAACTGATAAAGAGAAGGGAGATGAATATTATGACTTGGAATGAGATGGTACGACCCAGCCACCCTACACAGATTGTTGGTAATCAACAATTCGTAGAGGATGCTGGGGAGTGGGAAAAAACTGGTGTATACCCGTCTGCTCTCCTGTTCTTAGGAGGACCGGGTACAGGTAAAACAAGTGCGGCACTTGCAGTTGGAAAAACCATGCTTGGCGAAGCATATAATGAATTGAACATGATGAAGGGCAATGCAAGTGACGATAGAGGCATTGGATTCATTCGTGATGAAGTAAAGCGTTTCGCTCGTATCAAAGGTTACGGTGCGAAGCGCAAAGTAATTTTCTTTGATGAGGCTGACGGTCTAACTCCGTCTGCTCAAGATGCACTGAGAGGCATCATGGAAGAGTATGCTGACAAGGTACTCTTCATTCTTACCGCTAATTACGGTGACAAGATTAGACCTGCTATCAAGAGCAGGTGTACAACATATACATTCAATCGTGTAAGTCCTACCGAGGGTGCAAAACACCTTCACAGACTAACAGAATCATGCGGTGCGCCTATTGACTGGCAACCGTTCTACGGCGATGTTGTAGAGTGGCATGATGGTGATTTGAGGGCGGCGGTCAACTCCCTAGAGCGCATCCCAAAGAATGCCGATGCCATAAAACAATTTACGGCTAAAGTAAATGATGATGATGACTGGTGGGATTTCACGGTTGAACACAAGTACAATGAATTGAGAAAGACATTACTCACAATGCTTCACGATTGCAGTGGTATACAGGAATTCATGAACAGATTCCAACGCTCGATTAGAAAGCATTTCGACAACTCTCCCGATACGACCTTTGCTATCATGGTGGTATGGGGAGACATGATGGGAAGAATCTATGAATGGGGCGGTTCAGCCGAGGCATTCGTGGAAGTATTGGTAGCGAAACTAAAGAAAGAAATGGAGAAGATAGAATGACAGAACAATGGGATATAGAAGATGAATACGACCACTTAGAGCCGGCAGAAGAATCTAAAGGTAATGGGTTTGGTAGTGTAGCAAAAACAAACGACACAGGTGGTTTACCACAGTCAGTAATAGATTTGCTGACTAAGTATGCTGAACGCACCAACATGAAACTGCCCGATGCGATAAAGGCATTTGCAGAAGATGTTAAGAAAAACTTTGGTGAAGATGTTACGACTGAACCCGATGAAGACTTAGTGCTTGATTGGTGTGAAGGATTCGTTGTAGAAACAAGAAGACAGACAGGCAGTGGCAACAGTAACCTATCTACATGGGTAGGGTGCTTCTTAGGTGTCGCTGACAAGAAGGCTGACAGACAGAAGAACATCGTAAGGGCTAACTTGAAACTATTCAAAGAAGACCCGAACCACGCAGTATCATCGGGTAGAGTCGGTGTATACTCAAAGGGCAAGGAGTTTTGGGAGGTTGAAACTAAGGACAACACAATCACAACAGAATACCCTGTAACAGAACAACCACCATATGTGATACCTTACACTGGCAAAGAGAAACTGTGTTTGACTTCATACAACGGACAGCCAACACACTATGAAAAATTTGGTAGATATGCATACTTCTTGGGTAATGAAGAGAGCAAGTTCGTGAATGACGGTGACATCCAACTATGGAGAGTTGACCTAACTGGCGACCATGTATACAAGGACCTCAAGATTGGTGAGGCATGTAAGATTCCTGTAACTCCACCGAAAGAAGGTGGACTTGAAGCATTCAAGGATGTACTAGGTATTTACTCTAACTTTGAGATAGAGTACACAAACACATTCGTTAGTGAAGACATGCGCTCACTATTGCATCCTGCCAAGTACTGGACTTCACCGGAGTTCCATGACATGTTCGTAAGCATTGATTCCTTAGAGGAAGCATACGAGCAAAGAAAGCAGACATTCACAATCAACGGTGAAAAGCGTGTGGGTGGACCACTCGTGATTACTAAGGCAACTATTGTCAACATGAACACATCACCAAGAGATTCCGATTACGACCAAGAAGGACACAACTATGTCATGACATTGACTAGTCCTATTGCTGGTGACATCTCTTGCTGGATAAGCGGTGCAGTCGGTATGATGACTGACCCATTCACAACTGGTGGAGGAAAGGAATTCCCATACGGTGAGAAGAGTACAGTGTATGTATTCGGTAGAATTGGTATGAGAACCGTTGACGGACTAAGCACACCCAAGATTACTGCACACGGTATCTTTGGGGATTGGAGAAGATGCAGACAAAGAGCAACTGGTGGAGACACAGGGGTAAAGCAATTCGAGTGAGGTGATTAAATGGCAGGATTTGGACAGACAGTAAAGAAACAAGAAGAGAAGAAAGAAGTAGTGAAAGCACCTACACAACAAGCACCTACGCTTGGTGGTAGTCCTTTTGCTCACTTAGAAGCAGAACTACAAGCAATGAAGCCAGTCAACTTGACTCACATGTTTGTAGGTATTGCTGGATTTGACGGAACATGTAAATCGGGTATAGTCAAAGGCGCATTCGATGAGTATGTCAAAGACAACCCCGATGCGGAACTACACGCTATCGACTTTGACATGGGTGTTAGTATGCTGAACTCAGCAGTCAACCCTAATGAAAACATCAAGTCATGGAGGCCATGGCAAATGGGTGTTGCAGATAGAACTGCTTACGACTATCCGGGTACACATCAGCGTGTGATGGACATCATGAAATTCATTCTTACAAGAGCCGAAAGCGGTGAAGCAAACATTTGGGGTGTACTAGTCAGTGGTCTTGACTCATGGTTAGAAGTATGTACCAACAACATGCGTATCATTGACTTAGGACTAGCAAAGGATGGTATCGAAGCGGCTGACAATCGTGGGGCTGGGGAAGCGAAGAGAGTCGAAAGACAATCCGACTGGGCTATTCGTAACACTAGATTCCACCAACTGACTGCGCTATCTCGTAACCTAGTGAGAGCAGGCGTGAGAGTCTTTTGGGAGACACACATGAGAGCAACATCCTTCTCCTTTGGTAAGACTAACGATGATGAACAAGTATGGCAACCCGAATGGGAAAAGAAGACTAACAACTACCTTCCTACCATTATCTACACATCCACTGAGGATGAGTATGATGATGAGGGTGAATTGGTAAAGACAGTCTACAAGGCTAAATTTCACAAGTGTAAGACTAATCCTACACTGCAAGACCAAGAAAGAACACTGTTTGTTACAAGACCCGATAGCGAGCCGCAATGGTTCGGTCTACCGGAGTTGAGTGACGGGAGTTTGTGATACTCATTAATTTGAGAGGGGTTTTGAAGGGTAATGAACAGACGGGCTGAACACCTCCTTCGTAGCGGTTTTTGGGGCTTTGGTTTTCTCCCTGTGCTTTTCCGCTATCTGTTCCCCCCTTTCATGAGGTGATACTATGACTAGAATAGAAGTTGACAGAAAAGAATTGCTCACCTTCCTTTCCTCGTTTGGGAAGCAAGTGACTGACCTGCGAGTGAACTGCGCTGGTAATAGAGTGGTTGTTGAGATTGGATACAGTACACACTATCTACGCAAGCAACTGCTGGGTGTCAATGTAGTGGATGAAGGATTCATTCACATCATGGAACTTGAGAAGGCAGTAGCATTCTTGAAGTCAGCCAAGAGCGACAAAGTAGTACTGCGACAAGAAAGCACAGGTAAGTTCCTGTACATTGTAGCAGGTGGTAACAAGATACAGTTACCTAGCACTGACGACATTATCTCCGCATCAAAGACGGTAGTACAAGGAAAACTTGTAGCCAAGTCTGCTGATAGCGGCTGGAAGTCTTTTGCTGGTGAAATAATTGATACCCATGTTACAGTACAGACAAAGGATTTGATTTCCCTGTCGGGTATGAAGAACTTAGTCAAGAAGGATTCGCAGTTCAAACTGCGTGTACATTGCGGCGAAGAAGAGTTAGGCATTGTGGCTGGTAAAGCGGTCACTGGTAGACTATTCACTGTCCTTCCTGTTACTGATACAGATGGACCTAACGCTACTGTACAGACTAACTTTGGAGACTGGTTCCCTACATGCCTACAATATTTGGATGAAGGTTCCGCTAGGCTACACTTTGCTGACAACTCTCTAGTCATCTTTGAACAGAACAACACACTGCTATTGATTACTAACGAGGCTGAGTGAGATGATTGTAGATTTTGTACAAAGCCGTTACGAGGGTTTGTATTTGTACGAGCGCACTCGTGGGCCTGATGGGGTACTCAAAGAGAATTATATTTACAGTGATGATAGTGCATTTGTTAAACCGTTCTTTTGGATTAGACAGAATGCGCCTTCATTCATACTAAAGAAACTTAAGAGATTCAAAGCAGTAATACATTCAAACATCGTGGCTACTGCCCTTGATGGTGGTAAACTATGGAAGGTCACTTACGACAATCCGTTTGATTCGTGGAACATGAAAGATGCTATTGACCCTAAAGGTAAGTGGACATGTGAGATGGACACACCTTACCTAGACCAAGTATTGCTTGAGCGTTATCCTAACGGCATTCCCGAATTCCATCCTCGTAAGTGGTATTACGATATGGAGTGGGAGACAGATGGTGAAGGTAGAATCACAGTCATAGCAGTGTGTGATACACATGCTGAGAAGAATGTAGTATTCGCATGGAGTCAAGATTCATATGATAATCGCATTACAAAGAAGGAATGGATAGACAGATACGATGGCTATGAATTGCGTACATTCGCAAGCGAAGAGTACATGTTATCCAACTTCGTTGCACACTTGATAGAGTGTGACCCCGATATGCTGATTGCACACGCTGGGGCATGGGCTGACCTGCCTAAGTTGCATGACAGATTGGGCGAGCGAATAAAAGATATTTCACCATTAAATATTTTCTTACCACCTAAGAAAAATGGTGAAGGTTACAAGTCCACTGCACAACCCATCAAGGGTCGTCTTGTTTATGATACTGCGGCTATGGCTACCGAAGGTAGTGGCTTCGAGGGGGTATGGCAGAAGAGTGGTCGTGGTCAAGCACAACAGCGTAAACTGAACTGGTTCGCTACTGCGCTTGGGTTGGGTCATAAACTAACAGACGAGATTGAGGGCATGACAGTGTTCAATGGTTGGGCGGAGTACTACGATGATTTCGTTGACTATTGTTTAGTGGACACCACACTCCTTCGTGACATTGATATGAAACTGAACTGCACAGATTTCCACCTAGCATTGCAGAATGTTGCTGGTGTACAGTTCGCTAGTACGCACAATGTATCAAACTACTTTAGAGGGTTAGTAGGTAGAAGAACAAAACTCAAAGCACCTACTACAAGGCAAGAAGAAAGACCGGAGTTACAGGCGGCATGGGTTATGCCTCCTGTTGCTGGTAGACATGAGAATGTTGCACTGGTTGACTTCGCATCGCTATACCCTAACATTATCCTATCAGCAAACCTTTGTTGGACTACAATGGTGGAAGAGGCTGGTGAGGATGTTATCTCATTCACTATACCACCAAAGTTAGATGACGCTGGTAATCACATTGCTGGCACTGGTGGAACATTCCACTGGAATCAAAAGCAAGAAGGTATACTTCCAAAGGTTGTAAGAGAGTTGCTACAATTGCGTAAGCACTACAAGAAACTTATGAAAGAGTCTACTGACGCTGATGAGAAACTGGGCTACAACATGTTACAGATGGCGGTCAAGGTTTCGGTCAACGCTATCTATGGCATGGTAGGAATGGGCAAGTTACAGGGTGGCTGGACAAGTTACCCTATCGCACAGTCTATCACCTATCTAGGGCGTGAGTCAATCTCTATGCTTGTAGACAAAAGCGAAGAGATGGGCTATCGTGGTCTTGCAGGTCACACTGACTCCTGCTACATACAAGTACCATTTGATGAGGCAATACCAGTTGCGGAAGAGTTGACTCGTATTGCTCAAGAAGAGATGGGCTTGAAGTATTTGGATGTAGAGTTGGAGGCATTCTTTGATTACTGGTTCACTGCTAATACCAAGAACAGGAACTTTGGTATCAAGTCATGGCCACCGGAAGATGCAGGTGACATGAAGGTTACAGGATTCTCTATCAAGGCATCAACCGCACCAGCGGTAACTAAAGAGTTGATTGGCGAAGCCTTCCGCATGATAGGTAGCGGGGCTGACGAAGACGAGGTGTACGAAGCACTTCGCCCAAGCATCAAAGAATTATTTAGTGGTGAAAAGAGTGCTGATTATGCGGCATCATTTGGTCGTATCAAGAAGCAACTACACGAGTATGACAAGGTAGTGCCTAATGCAATCAAGGCATCGAGATATTCTAACAGATACTTGGGTACTAAATACAACAAAGGTGAAAGTGTCAAGTGGGTTTTCATTGATGATGTACCGGAGGACCAAGAATACTGTAATGTCATTGCCTATGATGATGAGAGTCAACTTGAAGGCTACGGGGTAGATTGGTCTACGATAGTCGATAAATGGATTCACAGTAAACTCAAGAGAGTGTATGAAACATTGGAGTGGGATTTAAATTCCTTAACTGCTAGAAGAGTACCTAAGAGGTGGTGGTGAAATGACAAGAAGAGATGTATGTTGGTATTGCGGTGGTAAGTTGATTTGGCAAAATGACTACGATGCTGAGGATTTAGGATATGAGAAGGGTATAGTTACAATACTCAATTGCAGTTCTTGTAACGCTCATGTAGAATATGTACACATAGAGGAAGAGGAATGATATGGTAAAGAAATGGAAGATATGGAAAAAAGTGATGAACACAGAAACTAAACCTGCACCAGTGAAATACTGTTGTAATTGCGGGGGAATAAAGACTAGACAAACCAAATTAGATGAGTTTGCAGACATGACTCCCGAATCTCAAACGAAACTACCTTTCATGACAGAAAGCATTGGTCGTGAAAGTCCACCTAGAAAGTACAGGGGGATGATTTGATGAAGAGAATAAAGTACAAGATGAGATGCAAGCAATGTTGGAAAATAATGGGTATCTCTCATCACAACTACGAAGATAAGATATTCTTTTGCAGTGATGAGTGTATGGACAAATTCAAAAAGGAGATGAAGAGGTATGGGTAAAAAAGCATTTAATTTTCTTCTAAATGTATTAAGGGCATTTAGAGATAACGAAATAGAGATTGACGGTGAATTAGATTTAGTAATAGACATATTGGAGGAACAGGAATGAGCAAGATAGAAGATTCAGTATGCGACAAAATACAGCAAAGGGCTGAGGTTGGTAAGAACAAGTACGGCGTTACTATGGAAGAAGAAGTCCTATCTATCCGTGAGTGGTTGAACCATCTCCAACAGGAATTAATGGATGCGAGTGTATATATTGAAAAGTTGTTGGGTTTGGTAGAATGAGATATAATCCAAAAGGCGAAGACCACAGACCTACCATCGAGGAATACCTTGAGGCTACGGGTCATCAAGAAGAGTACGAGTCATACAAGATGAGTACCTATGCTTGGAATCCTCTTGAAGAGGATAAGAAGTTGAGAATCACTAAGTCCAGTCTTGGTACATTCGGCTGGTGTCCACAGCAATATTACCTTGAGAAGTTCAAGGGTTTGCGTGGCGAGCAAAGATACTACCACGATAGAGGACTGAATGTTCACGACATGGTTGAGTACTTTTGGGATACATTCAATAAGATGGATGAGGCATTAGAATGTATAGACAACGGAGATGAATTAACGGCTAAACAAATGTTGTATGATGCAGTGAAGATGCCTACTGACAAATACGCTTACGGTGAAGAAGACCAAATAGCACAGTGGTTAGACTGGCAATTCGAGAGATTGAAACTCACTAAAGGTAAGGGCTGGTATCCTGCAAAGGTTGAGGCTAACATACATGCAATGCGATATGTAGAGGTTGATGGGATAGGTATACCTATTCACATGAACGGATTCATTGATACCATATTCGATACGACAGAAGGCGGCTACGCACTGATGGAGTTGAAGACTGGTAAATGGAAAGATAACAAAGTCAGCAACATGCGAGCAGAAATGGCGTTCTATCGTATGATGCTTGAGCATAGCAATCACCACGAATACCTACCTATCACACACTGGGGCTGGGAATTTCCCGGTGGACACATAGAAGGTGGAGAAGGTAACAAGATATTCTACGAGGAAATCAAACCTAGAACAATGAAATCGGTAGAAAACAAATTAAAGAAATTAGTAAAGGCACATGTTGAGATGGATTTCCCACCTACACCATTCTTGGGTCGCACCAAGTTGAAGTGTGAGTGGTGTGATTATCAAGAGCATTGTGACTTTTGGAACTTAACTGAGGAAGAATTAGATGACTTATTGGAGGGAATAGAATGGACAAAGAAGGAATGAGAACAGTATTAACACTGCTAGAAAAGATGATGAATGACGCAAAGGGTGACAACCCACAGTATGAGGTAAGAGTGAACTTAGCAAGTGGAGGTAACTTCCCACGCAGAAAGTCATTCACTCGTACTACCATGAGGCAAACTACATTGTTTGAGTTTGCACCAGTGGAGACTGATGTTGGTGTGATAGAGCCTGTACCGAGCAAGGTACATCCTCGTCACATCATCTATGAGGTACACCCAAGAGCAGTATCATTGCAGGGCATTGCTATATTGTTAGAGGAACTATTAGACGACCTAGACGATTACATTAGAAGCCAAAGGTGATTCACTTGGGCTTTGTACCGATAGACTTCCCTCGTGAAGTCCTAGAGTTACCGAGTAGCGGTGCTAAGGGCTGGCGCAGGATGGTGAGAAACGCCGAGGAACTTGAGTCCTACTGGGGCGGTAAGAACGGAAGTGGTAATGTCTACTTCACTGCTTACGGCTACACACAGACTCAAGCCCCAAAGCATCACCGTGTCAACTACAATACACCGTTGATACACCATTTTGTAATGGACTTCGATTGTAAAGACTTCAAGGCTAAGGGTGCAGATGTACCATTTGAAAAGCCCCATGAAGAAGTCAAGCGACTACACAATTATTTCATGGGTAAACAAATAGAACACTATGTATGGTTTAGTGGCGGTGGCTTTCACTTGTGGATACCACTCGCTCAAACACTGTCTCCTAAGACTGGTAATGAGTTATCTCGAATCAAGTATTCGGGCAGGCTACTAATGAATCAATGGGAGAAAGACATAGGTACGCTGAGATGTAATGACCCTACGGTAGCGTTTGACACCAGTGGTATGATACGCATACCCAACTCTTACAACGCTAGAAGAGAGTGTTGGAGTGTACCCCTCACTAGTGACGACATCAACAATTTAAATCATCAGCAATTAATTGAGAAAGCACAAGAACCACACAAGGGGTATATCGCCCTCGGTAGTGAGAGAGTTAAATTACAGGTAATTAAAAACAAAATCAAAGAAGGTAGTGCCAAGAAAATAGACTTGCCTACCGTACAAGAGGATAACTTACACATTCTCCCTTGCTTGGCGCAAGCGGCAATGGGTGGGGGCAATCCTACTGATAGAGCAAGATACCTATTCGTATCGTATCTCGCAGACAGAATGCGTATGTTCTTCCCCGGTTGGAAGATTGATGACGCTACAAAAGAGTCGCATGTACCCTCCATTGTGAGGATATGTGCAAAGCAAGAGTGGGTGGACTTTGACCCCGAATATACGGAAATGCGAGTCCGTAACATTGTTATGGCGGGTCACACCCACGCTAATTGCTTCACCTTAGCAACAGAAGGACTGTGCGTAGGGAAGTGCAGATATTATGATGAAACAGGGTTGGTATAATGGGTTCAAGACATAAACATACAAGATTCGTAAATGCATGTATAAAGTATTTGAAAGAAGAAAACGAGGTAGAAACAACAGAAGGGCTAATTGAAAATGTAACTAATTACAAAGGTTTGCCGTACTCTAACACACCATCGGCAAATCAATTAGCACAGTTACTAGCGAGAGATAGCAGATTCAAACAAGTAGATACAACTACTATTCCTTCTAGTAAAGGAACATACGATATTGCACTATGGGGGTTAAAATAATGCCATCAACATTTTGTGTACTTTGTAATGCTAAAATGACTGTAAAGCCAATAAAAATCAACAATCCAAACTATACACCTATCTGCGGTCATTGTAGATTCAATGCCGTCATACCTGAAGAGTATCGTTGTAAGGGTATATCCACTACCACTGGTGAGCGATGTAAAACATGGCGTAAGCACAACGAAGGTAGCGATTACTGTCAAAATCACAGGGAGTTGATTGTATGAAACCTCAATTAATCATAGACAGTAACGAGCGTGGTTTACTTTGTGAATCAGTACAGCGTAAAGCAAGCAAAGTAGGGTTGTCAGTAGCAAGAAAGACACTGGTTGTAGGCGACTACTTACTAGGTGGTGCTTGCGTAGAAGCCAAGAGTATCACTGACTTGTTTCAATCTAGCCACAGTGGACACTTGTGGAGACAACTGGATAACATGGATGCTAACTATGAGCGATTCTTCATTGTTATACATGGTACAGTGGAGAAACATATCAGTACAGTGAAACAAATTAACGGTAAAAAATTAACATATTCTCGTGTACAGAATGAATTGATAGGCACGATTGCTAGGCTTATGGCTGATTTTGATTGCCAAGTATTCTATTGTAACAATGTCAGTGAAGCCGCATCATTCATTGTAAAACTCCATGATAAGATTCACAAGCCAGCAAGTAAGCATGGCGCACATTCAATACGCAGGGTTGCATCAAATGATTTGAGAGTAGACTTGTTATCCACAATACCCGGTGTAGGTCACGAAACGGCTGAGAAGATGCTAGAGAAATGCGGTAGCATAGAAGAGATGTGCTTCCCCGAATCTTTGCGTCAAATTAAAGGACTGGGTGAAGTACGGCGAAAGTTGGTCGTAGACATTCTAACTAGTGAAGAGCCTGTAAAACAGGAACGCAAAGTTCGCCGTTAGACTATTTAAACTGATAAAGGAAAGAGAGATGATAATATGAACATTAAGAAGTACAAAGCGTTAGAGAAGTTTCCAGTGTTGAAGTCCTACCTTCACCACTTTTCACAGACATCAATGAAGAATGAGATACCCGGTTTGCTATCATTCTTTTTCATACAAGGACAAGTATCTTTGCCGTATGTTAGACTACCAACTGGCGACACTCACCTAGACTTGAGAGTGCATGTATTTTGGATTCAACCATCTCGTACTGGTAAGTCTATTGCATGGAACTTTATTAGTGACATAATGAAAGAATGCGGTGTTGATTACGAATTGTTTGCATCGGGTACTGATGCTGGACTCGTAGGTTCTACGGAGGCAGTATTAGACGAAAATGGTAAACCTACTGGTGAGTTTAGAACAGTGGATGGATTACTAGCAGGTAAGAAAGCAATCAACTTTGACGAAGGTTCTATTCTACTCACGCCTAACAAGCATGGGCAAGAAACGGTATTGTATTTACAAACCGCATGTAACCCTGTGGGTAGTGGAAATAACACACTAGTCAAACACATGAAGGGTAACAAAGTAGAATGTCCGTCACTAGTATCGCTATGGATTACTACATACCCACCAAAAGGTGTCAAAGAATATGTATTGACTAAGGGTATCTTCCAGCGTGTATTGCTATACTATCGTCATTGGGATATGGAAGAAAGGCAAGATGTCAGTAATAGAAGACTAGGTACTTTCATGAAACCATCGGATGATTATGAGTACACTAAGGATGACCTGTACAAATACTTCAATGATACAGAAGCAAGACTGAGGAAGAGATTATGCGACATGGAAGAAATGTCATACACAGAATGGGCTGAGGCTAGTAATGAACTCAAAGAAGAAGTCGTGCAAAGGCACATGTGGAAGATGTTTACTGCATCACCCGACTTTGAAACTGCATTGTATCAATCATCGGATGATGTATTTGACCTGCTAAGAAACATGAGTCCTTCAATGTCCGAAATCGTTGCATCTTTCACACCAGCGATTGAGAACTACTTGGGTATATTCGCTATGCACATGGCTATCTTAGACGAATCTTGGGTAGTTACTGCCGAGCATGTAGACATGGCTCATGAGATATTGATTGACCTATTCCAAAACCTAATCGAATGGCTTGAAGATTCCGTAGAAGTCGGTGGTAACAAGCAGAAAGAAGCAAAGATACACGAGGCTATGATAGCCGCTTACAACATGATTGCACCGCACGAGTTAGATACTCACGGCGATGGGTGGAGACTGGCTAAAATGGTTATGAGTACATACGAACAAAAGAACCATGTATCTAACAGTACTGCTAGAAGACACTTTAAGGACATGGCTAGTGCATTATTCGACAGAAGAAAGTCCGGCGGTAGAAATTACATAAGACTGAAAGGTGATAATTCATGAGCGACTTACTAGCATTAGACATAGAAACGGCAAATTTTTCGCACGAAATCGGGGGTTGGCATAACACCCACATGTTTGAGCCATCAGTGGTGGCTACATGGAATGGTAAAGACGGTACAATTTACTGCAATAAATCCCTAGATGTAGATGACACAGTGAAGGCTTTGCATCCTCGTACATTAGGAGAAGATTTAGCAGAACATATCGAAAAAGGTGGACAGATAATCGGTCACAACATAAAATCGTTTGACCTACCAGTGCTTAGAGATGCACTGGATTGCTGGACTGCTGGCGATATAATGAGTAAAACAGATGCAGTGATAGACACAAAGCATCTTGTTAGAAAAGCGGCACTTGCATACGGCAGTGTCGATACATCACTTTCCATGCTTGTCAAACATACTTTGGACAACAATAAGTTGATGAGTGGTGAGGATGCACCTACGGCATGGAGAGCCGGTGATTACGATGGAGTGGCGAAATATTGTTTAAGCGATGCTAAACTGACATACGACTTGTATCAGTTTGGTAAGAGCGAAGGCTTCATATCGTCACGAAATGTAGAAACAGGAGACATAATAGAAATAGAAGTGAAATGGTGAATACTATGGCAGAACAGGAGAAGAAAGGAAGTGGAAAAGCGCAGATACATAACATAAGGGCGGCTAAAGGTGTAGCAGACACAGTAAAGTCTACACTCGGTCCTATGGGTATGGACAAGATGATGGTAGACGGTGGTGGCAATGTTATTGTTACCAACGATGGTGCTACCATATTGAGAGAATTAGATGTATCACATCCGGGTGGAAAGATGATTGCAGAAGTAGCAAAGACACAAGAATCGCTTTGCTATGACGGTACAACGAGTACAGTCGTGTTGTCGGGTCAACTACTCGGTAACAGTGAAATGTTGTTTGAAAAGGGTCTACACCCGAATGTCATTTGTCGTGGTTATCATGAGGCGGCGCAGATGGCTGTAAACTATCTAAAAGATGAGATTGCCATTAAAGGTGGCACTGATGAAGACTTGACATCAATCGCTCGTACTGCAATCACTGGTAAAACACTAGAGAGTGCTATTGAGTATGTATCTGCATTGTGTGTAGATGCGGTCAAGAAAGCAGGTGACGCTGAGAGTGTGAAGGTAGTATCCTTCCCCGGTGGCTCACTAGAGGACTCAACACTATTTGATGGTGTTATAGTCAACAAAGACTTCGTACTTGAGGGTGACAACTCATACTCAAAGATGGTGCTAATCAATGCAGGACTGGACAGTGAGAAGAGTGAAGAAAACATTCAACTGCAAGTCAATGTAGAATCATATCAAACATACAAGAAAGCAGGAAAGGCTGACTTGATTGCTAGTTGTAAACCAATAGTGGAGGCAATGCCTAACGGTGGTGTAGTCTTTGCTAGAGATAATGTCAACGATGTTGTATGCACTTTCTTGAAGAAGCACAACATCATGGTAGTAAGGCGTGTACCGGAGTCTTCTCTTCGTGCATTGAGTCGTGCTACTAACCTACCTATCATACAAACACCGGATGACTTCGAGTGGTGCGCTGATGTAACAATTGAGCGTGAGAGAAAGAATGATGTTTGGTATCTATTTGTAAGCAGTGAAGAAGAGAGCCAAGAGGCTACACTTGTACTGCGTGGTGCTACATCTCACACACTAGAAGAAGTCGAGCGTGGGTTTGATGACGCTTTGGGTGTTGTTTCACTGGTAATTAAAAACAAGAGCATTGTAGTCGGTGGAGGTAACGCATACGCTCGTATGGCTATGCACCTACGAAATCATGCGGCACAGATAGGTGGTAGGGCGCAAATGGCTATTGAGGCGTTTGCTGACGCTTTAGAGGTGATTCCTGCTACCGTTGCTGAGAATGCTGGACATGACCCACTAGATACCATTCTAGCCATGAGACACGAGATTCTACAAGGTAATCCTAATGTCGGTCCAAATGTCAAAGATGGCGGCGTATTAGACCTATTAGAGCAAGGAGTAGTTGAACCTCTATCACTGGTAAGGCAAGCAGTATTGAGTGCCGCAGAAGTTACTAACGCCATCCTAAGAATTGATGACATTGTAGCAAGAAGACCAGCGCAATGAGGTTATTTAATGGGTAAACTAATTGACAAGTTGAGGCAGGAATGCCCCAAGTGTTTCACCATGCATCTACCTAGAAGGCTCTCCGGTAAGTTTCTTGATGAAAGAAAGGAGCGCATTTACATGATGTATTGTAGGCACTGCGAGCATATTTGGTTAGACCCGTCAGTTAGAAAGCGTAACTATCGTGCATTGGGTAAGATACCCATACCCGATAAGTATCGTAAATCAGTTGACTGAAAACTCAATAACTGCGAATGTGTTTGTTCTACTTGTAGTACCGCTTCCTCCCGTATCGCTTCCAGTAACAGAAGAGGGATTGGGTGAACCTACTACTGCACTAGTACTTGTCATTCCCCAAAGTGAGTTAATGTATAATTTAGTTCCATCGTCATTCCAGTGCATACCACAAATCCACATAGTAGTACCTGTACCCGTAGAAGGTCTTGATGGGCTAGTTCCTTCATTTCCAAAGAAACTGCTAACATCTACTGTTATTTGCGAACCAGCAGTTGAAGTGTCAAAGGCAGATGATAATGTGAACTGATGTAAAAAACCATCGTGTTCAGCCACATACAGTTTAGTTCCATCGGGATTAAATGTAATATCTGCTACATTGTTAAATGATAAATTAAGTTCAGTTCCTTCTGTATCTCCACTAGCAGTTTGATATGTAGTACCAGCGGTAAATTGTCTTATTTTACTTTGATTCGTAGCAACACCATAACCCATGTAGTATTTAGTACCGTCATTATTCCAAGAACATGCTCTTACACCACTACCACCCGATTGTCTTAGAGTACCAGTAGCAGTAAATGTAGAAGTAAAATCGAAGGCAGATGCTAAAGTTCCGCTTCTAACTCCACCTGTTCCATGAAAAGCGGCGATTAGAACATTAGTTCCATTATCAGCCAAATCAAAACCATCAATAGAAGTAAAAGTGGAAGTTCCTAAATCTAATGTTTGGTCGGGTGCGCCATTAGAACTAGTTATGGCTAACTTAAACATCTTAACACTATTACTATCCAAGTGGTTGTTGTTACCTCTATTAGAAATATACATGTTAGAGCCATGAACTCTCATACCAGTCATCCACGCAGAATCATTTGATACGAAGTCAAAGTTTCTACCATACGGTACTTCACTACCCGAATCATATTTTGTTTTAATGTGATTTAAATCGTAAGCATTTGAAAGTACTTTTTGTTGAGCGCAACTACCAGCGAACATATCATACACCCAATACTATCCAGTTGTTAGAACCGATGGCGATGCATGTAGCACCTTTGTAAGAAGTAAGCGTTACATCACTTGCCGCCCCGTTGATATTGTTACCATTCCTTAGAATGGAAATACTAGAACCGGAGTCATTTAGAATGTAATATTGGTCGCCTTGCGTTGAAGTTGGAGGAAGCGTGATATTTGAACTACATAGTAAATACCTACCAGCGTGTGTGTCTAAGACTAACGGGTTGGGGTCGGAGTTTATGTCCTCTACTGGTAAAGTCGTAGCCCTAAATGTATGTCCTGCGTCTATACTCACATCACCATCAAGGATAATATCGCCTGTACCATTCGGTTCAATTTCTATATTCCCACTACTAGCAGAAACTATCTTGTTACCATTGACATCCAAATCACCACCCAATTGAGGTGTAGTATCAGCAACAACGCTTGCTATACCTCCACCGCCGCCACTAGACAATACCTTCTTCCATGCGCTACCCGAATAAGCAAACACAGCACCAGTACCCGATGCTATCGCAGTGTTGACACCACTGCTATCGAATGTTACTGTACTTCCACTTGGTACATCAACAAACACCATGTATCCTTGCGGGAATGTACCGCTTGGGTTTAGGTTGATTGTAGTAGAAGGGGTGAGAACAAATATCCTGTTACTACCCATAGTGAATGTTTGGTTAGAGGATGGGGATGATACATTCACATATGTAGGTCCGAGAAGATGAGTATGTCTTGTGCCACCATTGTCTTTTGCTGAGTAATACAAATTAGCACCACCATCAGCGTTGTATGATTGCCATATAGCACCTAATCTACTACCGCTAAGACTTCCAGTTTGACCGGAGTGTAGTGCATCTATGTTGGTTACACCTGTCGTGCCACCTACCGCACCGCTTACTACTGGTGTGAGATACATCGGTGCAGGTCTAACAAACACACGCTTGTCGTTACTTTCGCTTAAATTGAGTTTCAAGTCTCCACCAGTAGCGGAATATACTGCTCTCATAACAGCAAGCACTACACTTTGTTTTACGCCTAAAGAACTCTTAGGTTCGGTCAAGAATGCAGACGGAGTGGTAGGGTATGCATTGGTCGCAGTAGTGATTGGTGTACCCATTTCCCATGTGATACAGTCATTGCTTGTGTCAGTAGAAGCATAGATTACTATCGCTACTTCTTGACCGGATGAGAGTGCGCTATATGATGCTCTTTTGTTCGCACTAGAAGATGTTAACGCTATGTCTGCACTTGAACCCGGTCCATTCGCAAACTCGTAGAGTACACCGTCAATTACTACATGTCCACCTGCTATACGCACTGTGTATGAGTTAGTGACTTGTTCACATACACCCGGCAAATCTTCCGGTGTGTTACGGTCACTGTCAGTGTTCGCAGTATCTTCTTCAAGTATGATACCGTTACCGTGAACCCCTTCTAACAGGTTACTAAGAGTAGGACTAACAATGTGTTCACCGTCAGTTAGACCGTCTGTAAATGTTGCACTGCCAGTCATTGACCCTGCGTTTGCCTTCGTATGCCCCGATAATGGATTACCTGTCATTATGCCACCTCAATTGCGATTTGAATTTTCAATTCATTGGAGTTTGATTTTGTTATAGGAGATACAGTATATCTTGCTACTGGTGTAAATTCTGCCGTATCTCTAAATTGAATATATACTTCTTTTATTTTCTCGTTAAAAGAATTATCGTAGGGTAATGTTGCCTCGACTATTAACGATGTATCATCCACGATTGTCACAGTAGGAACAAGTGTCACCGCTGGTCTACCTGCCGCACCATCGTCACTAGTGGCTGGTGTACCATCAAAGCCCAGTATGACTTCGTTGATATTGTTGGCTATCGTTTCGATAAGCAAACGCCTAATGTAGTCACTAATCGGCATATGTCACTTCCTCCGCAGTCTTGTTTAGACCAATAGGTAATCCACTCTTACCAATCTTGCCCCTATCGTGAGTGCCTTTAACACCTCCGATAAGGAAAGCGGTGTTGTGTACTCCCCTCTCGGTCATGATAGTAGAGATACGCAATTCAACTTTTCCAAATAGTGCGAGATTTTGCTCTACGACTTGAACATATGTCGCAGGGTTAGTTTGGTTAGCATCTATTGTAGAACCTTCTGTAATGCCCTGTAAAACACCTTCTATGCCCGTATCTAGGTTTAGCATAGTCAAACTGCTAAGGTTCTCCATAGGCATGTGTTTGACTTCTGTAACTACCTTCATCTCACCATCGTACTTGACAGACATGCCCGGCCTCAAAGTTAGTAATCCTATGTGACCGTCACTAGTGATAGAACCTTTAGTCAACGCTCTAGCCTTGAGTATCTGTCTTGCTACTCTTCTTGCTGAGTTGGTGGTCCTAACTGTGTTATCCACAACTGGTGAAGAGTCCTCTCTTACTTCCGTTGTTTGACCTTCTGCATCACTGACAGTGACTATAACTAGGTCATTGAGTGCTAATGGATTACCTTGTACAGTGACCTTGTTAGCAATGTTTTCGATTGGGTTTTCACTCTTACCGCCTACACGGAAGTCTTTGTCTATGACATAGTTAGCCTCACTGAATGTGATAGGTACATACAGTAAGTTACCGAATCTATCTAGCAGTAACATTCTACTGTCGTGTCTACCCAAGAATCTCAATGCGGTCATCAAATTGGTGTTGTTGAAGTCAGTACCTACGAAGCGGTTACTATGCTTTCTTGCCTTGTCAGTGATGACATTGCGTGAGCGTGATATATTGACGCTAGTAGCACCGCTTTCGATAGACTCAGCCAATCTCATAGCCAAGTCTGTTGTTCTCAATCCTACATCAATTGGTTGACCGAGCCTAACTCTTTTACCCGTAAATCCAATGTCATTGAGTGTTTTACCCTTCAAGTTACGCAAGTTAGCAAGCACACCAAATGAACTGCTTTCTATTGTATGAGGTAGTAAACGCTGTGATGATTCATCAGCATTGTAAATTAGCATTGGTTTGTTAGTGTTGGAAATTAAATTATCGTTAAAGAAAGGGGCGGTGAGGCTGGTGTGACCCGGCTTTTCAGTGTGTGTCAATTGTATAGAAGACTCTCCCTCAACTAATTCATATGTCCTTTCGGGCATGACTTGTAGATTGCGTGAGTTTTTGTTCTCAATTACAACCTTTGGTTTAGTGGTCTTTTGTAGTGTTAGTCTAGCATGATGCACTGCGTTATCTACAAATACTGGCTTGCGTACATGTGTCATCACTTCATTAGCATCAGTGCTGTATCGCCCTGTGCGTGTGTTTTTGATGACAGACATACCCTAGCCTCAGCAATTCCATCGCTTCAAGGCCGCACCCTTTGGAGTTAATTTACCCTTCTTTGAAGTCGGTCCTTTGACCCCACTCATACGAGCGCAGAATGACTTTCGCCTCTTTGCCTTCTTTGAGCCGGGTTTGAGTTTACTTGGTTTTGTAGTGACTGGTGGTTTTAGATTTGCACCAGTCTTTCTTTTTGCCGCCGCACGACCTTTAGCACTTAGTCCACCTTTTTTGTGATGCTTATTAGGATTGTAGCCGTGGAATGGCTTTTTACTCTTCGCTTTCATCAAAGCAAAAGCATTTTCCATTGGAGTACAACAGTCACAAAAATCGTATTCTATCATGAGGCATCACCGCTATGGTCATTTGAATTGTAGTCTACATCCCCTTTATGTCCTTTTTGGTGTAGACTTTGAGAGAATCTAGGCTTCACACTGTAATCCATTCTATCTTGCTTTTTGTCACCTTGTACGCTACTACGCCTACGAGGTGCATCCGACCTGTGATGTTGTAGTGTATTTTCGCTCATGATAACACGAGTGATTTCGTTATCTAGCACAGTGTTATCGAAACTACTTTCTGCCGTACCGATGATTGTAGGACCTTTGCTTATTGGCACTGTCACACTGTTACCGATACTCATTACATACGCTGGGGCGTATGGTGGATTAGCATTAGGGCTGGTGCTTCTAACATATGTTCCACCACCTGTTGCTCTACCGTTGCTCACTTCGTATAGATACATACCGTACTTTCCACCACCAGTAGCGGAGAAGTAGTTGCTACCATATTGAGGCGCAGAAGAGTGTAGATTGTTGTTAGGTCTAAACATCTCTACATGGTGTTTGTCTAACATACGGACAGGGCGCATCATGTACTTGATGCTCTTGTCAACCATGTTTGTTTGACTACTTGACGAGTCGAATGTAGATGTAGCATATGGGTTACTTCCTTTTCCTGTCGGTGGACCGAATACAAGAGTGGTGTTGCTGTTGGTAGCGGTAGTATCAGCACTGAGGGTAAAGCATGTAGCGTTGTTGATAGCGGCGACAGTAGCACTTGCAGGGATACCTGTTCCTGTTACTGTCATACCCACTACTAATTTTGCAGTTGAATCCATTGTGATGTGTCTAACACTTGTTGATGAACCATCGGTTAATCCCGATGTGTGGTTTGTATCACAGGTTGCATCGGTGAACGCACCCCATCCACTGTCGCTGATAGGTGCTACGAAGTTACGGGTTTCTGCGATGTATGTACCGCCGAGCGGGTTGAAGTTGGATGTATGTGACAACTTCATTGCACCGCCTTGCGGATTACCAGCAAAGGTGAGAGCCGACAAATCGTAATTACCTAGCGTCTGTGAGCCTGCGGTATATCCACCCTGCATTATTACACGCTGACCTACATTTCTATCTGCGTGTAGGCTGTGTGCCTCCGTGTTAATGATAATCATATTCTCATCTACGCCCTCTACATATTCTGTATCAAGACCGATACGAGGACTGCTTCTACTAACCGCATCCTTGTGAGGCGATTCACCGCTAATTGTTTCTGTGCGGTCACTGACTACTGCCTCCGGCTTGAGTAGTCCATCTTCCGCTATATTGAGCCTTGCACTGATACCACGAGGCACTTCATCTGCTTGCAGTACATCGTTTCTTGCTCTAATGAATCCATCATTGAGTATAGGTTCTGCGGTGTGATGAGATAGTACAACACCAGTAGTGTGTACGGGTTTATCTAAGTCGGTCAGTATATCTTCGTTAAATGCAGTGGGGTATCTCAATCCTCTACCATTACCATCATCACCTACACGGTGAGCGTTGGTAGGCATGTATACATCAACCAAAATATCTGTGTTGTTATTGTTAGCATTATTCAGTCTACCGCCGAATCTTGGTACATTGTATCCACTAGATACACTAACATCTCCCGATGAATCTACTAGACCCTTCAAGTTAACAACAGGAGAACCGTTGTTGTATAATCTAGCATACGGTGTTCTATTGTTATCTCTATCGTATTCGTAAACATCACCTGCATCCCATGACGGGCGTATACCAAACGCTCTTACAGGGTGTCGGCGTACATCTTCACCACGAGTGTTACCCCACCAGTCAACTAGGTAATACGATATTGCTTCCTCTATCATATCAAGATTCTTACCATTGTGGTCGCCCCACCAATCTCTAATTACAGTTGAAAAGTTTCTCAAAGTTCTTACAGGGCAACCAAATGGTCTTGTGAATCTTGTACCTTCACTGTATCTTACTTGCCACTCGTACTTGTCAACACCTAGCATACCGCTAAAGTTAGTTTGCCTTTCCATAATACCGACATATGTATTAGGATAAGTAGCATTAGAGATACTTGAGCCACCAGCGTATGTCCATGTTTCAGTTTCTTGCTGAACCAGTGGACCATGAGGATAACCGGATGATATGTTAGTAGATGTTACAGCATTCTCGATAAATGAACGGACACCATATGTGGACCACTGTGGTTTATTATACGGTTGTCTTAGTCCAAATCTATATCCAAATGGTCTTGTTGTTATATCATCTGCATCGCCATCGCCGTCATATCCTGCAATATCAATACCACCGCCATCATTTTGCCATACAGGACCTACATTGTAATTTCTAGGTTTACTCCACGATGTTGAAACAAAACCATATCCGTCTAATCTACTAACTTGTGGACCACCACGAGAACCACAGGGCCAAAACATGTTCAACATCGTATATCTAGTTCCTGCGTCATCACCAGTTACATTTCCTTGAAATGTATATTCAGCAGAAGATAAACCACCAGTAAATGTACCTATGATTGTAGCGGTTGTAGCGGCAGTACCGTCACCACCAAGTAATATGTAAGAACCACTTGTGATTTCATTAGGAAGTACTTCATCAACAACTACTGTTGTTCCACCGCTGACCGCACCGTTAACGGTGTATACTCTACCATCAAGTATGAAATTATCACCGTCACTAATAGAGAACGCATTGTTTACTGTAATTGTCTTTGTTGCTACTACATGTGAAGAATATTGTACGGCGTTTGATGCTACATCAGCCGCTTTCTTGTAGACAGGGTGAGGTGTTTTTCTTTCCATACCGAAAGGACCTGTGCTTGCATAGTAGGTAGCATCGTGGTAGTGTATAGTCTCAAAATGTTCCGGCATTGAATTCAATGGTTCTTTATTGATTGCCCTGTCTGTAAGTGGGTTCAACCATGTACGAGATGCATCGGAATAGAATGTATGAGGTCTTCCCAAATTAGGATGCCATAGACATAAGAAAGCGTCTGCTAAGTGTAGACTGTTTGTATCTCTACTACCTTGAAGCATTTGTGGAAGCACTCTAGTAATCATACTCGCTTGTGAATCTTTGAGTATATTGAAAGCAGGTCTACTGTCATATGCACGAGTTAATCTTAATTTAGTACCAGCAGTCAAATTGGATGTAAAACTACTCTTTGCTGTAATTGTGAATAGTTTAGGTTTGTTCATATTTGTACTATCTAATCCACTTCTTTCAGTGTAAGTGTGAGTGCGTCTTACACCATTCGCATCGGTGTAAACTAACTTATTACCGTAGTAAGGAACTTTAGGGAATCCTCTCGCATCGTCAACTGTGATTGTTGTGCTAGTCACAGACACCACAGTACATACTGGATTCACGCTAACATTTTCTAAAATACTTGAATATACATCGGGATGGGTACTTGGGTATCCCGCTAGTGTAATTTGTGTAGCGATACTTCCCGCATTTGCTCTAATGAATTCGTAATAATTGTCAAATTTATGATGTGTCAAATGCCTAAAACCATACGCAGTGCTATCATCCGGTCCTACTCTATGTGCTATACTCCACCACGGTATATTGGTAGTCATACCCGGTGTTGTGTCGATAAACATTTGAGGTTGATACGGGAGACTTCGCCTCACAAATGCAGGAGATTCTGTGCCTTGCACACCAAACGGATTGTACAACATTAATGGTGGTATGTTAGTAAACTGACTGCCATAATCGGGGTCATGGTCTATCATTAATTCATTGATGAATACCTCACAACCTCTCGTGTCAGCCATCGTAGCCTCAGCCAATATTAGGTCAACTCTATCTGTACTATATTCTATTCCTACAACTAATCCTACTTGTTGACTTGTCAGTTCTTCTACTGTACCATCGGGTAGGTCGTCTGCTGGACCGTTAGAATGGAATCCTATAAACTGAGATTTGTGTATATTTGGTTGTATAATGATTTGATAAGAACCAACCTCAGCAGGGTCGGGGAAGTGGTTGTTCAAGGTGTAAGTAGCATTAGCCTCTAGGCTCAGTATATGCTTACCGTTTGAGTTATTTGTGCCACCTGTACCAACTGATGCTAGAACTCCATATCCATCGTATCTCACCTTTGTTTCAAACATCAATGAAAATGCCCCACCGTGTATATCACTCGGACCACTTGGGGTCGCATTTAGAGAACCTATAACTGCTATTCCATCCAGTGGATTTATTTCATTGTTAAGTGTTGTAGATATATCACTCTTCAAGTTGGTAAGTGATTGTTCTTCCATGATTGTATATTCATCGGATTGCACAGTAGCCGAGCGCACTGCCCTGTGCTTGTTATACAGTCCTTGATATGCTGGGTGTGCGAAGTGACCCGGTAATACTGCCATTGTTGGATTGACAAAGTGATGACCCATACGAGGTAATGGTATAGGTGTCATTTTCGGTCTTGAGAACACTGCGTTACCGAGTTCAGTGGAACCTCCTACGAAGTATTGCGTATGTGCCATGTCGGGGCTGTTACCGCTGACTTCTGCGTGGTCACGCATTCTACGAGATGCGAAGAATCGTGTGCTTCCAGCAGGTATGTAGTATGACGGTACAACCTTGAATGTTGATATATCACCAGTAATTAATTCTGCAAAGTCAGCGTCACCCACACAACCAATGAATGTAGCACTACTAATACCTGTGAATGATGCCACTCCACCTCTATCTGTTACTGGGTCATACAGACGCAAGAACTTCCTGCCGTCTTGTATACTCTCATCGTACAGGCTTGCGTCTACATTGGCATTGACTGTTAGTGTTGTACCGCTATATGATACAGCAGTCAAGTCGTTACTGGTTATACCAGCGGAATGAGTATAGTAGTTAGGATAGCGGTGAGAGTGAGTGTTACCACACTTTGTTACATGGAAGAATAGTGTACGGTCATGTAGTTCATATGATGACTCAAGTGGTGCATGTCCAGTAGCAGTCTCCCAGCCTTTGTATGTAGGGTCGGGGAATGCTTCACCTGTCGCAGACTGACTGATATGCTCCCAGTTGACATCACCAAATGTACCACCTAGCCTCGGACCCTTTGTTTCATCAGTAAACAAATGTTTGAGACTGTCTTTGGATAGCGGTCTAATCATTCCACCACTTCCCATTGTTTCGTTTTGATATGCTTGCAGTCTGTCGAATCCACTGCGTACAATGATGTTACCCGGTATTGTATCGGGGTCGGGTAGGCGTACCTTCATATTAGGTTCTACACCACTGTTAGCAACTGCTGGTGCAAGACCTTCTGCACTCCTATCGGATACAGCGTTGAATGTTCTTACAATAGTACCAAACGGTGAACCTCCTTCGACTACATGCACTTGTCCGGTGTCATCCTCTACCTGCACCTCAGCGAATTGCATTTCCTCATTTGGTATAGAAAGTACATTTCTCAATTCAATAGGATGTTGTACTGCTATTTGCGGGTGAGATAATTCCTGCGCCTGTATGATAGGGAACATTGCGCTATTAGTTGTCTCAAAGGAGAATCTGTTTATACCGTATATTTTCTCTCCTGTTTCGTATGCTGTACCGCTATCTACTCTTGTTATGAACGGTACACTACCCATACCACGAGCGTTAACTGCTGGTAGGGATAGGTTGCCGCCATCCATACGCTTCCACACAACATGCTCTACTGAGAAGTTCTTTGCTGGTGAACGCTTTCCTAATTTGTATGCGTTGGTATGTCCAAGCCATACATCGTCACTATTGTCATAATCTGTAATTAAATTACGCTCTACATCGCCATCATTTGTAAGGAATATACTAGCAGGGCTTTCATCCAAATCAAAGAATATATCACCAGTCTTAGCGAAACATGGTTCTGCATTGACTAGTTCTGTATCGGCAGACACGCTACCGTGTAGAGTGTAAGCAGATGGTTCATCGGCAGTAGGCGTTGCCGTATCATCTACAATCAACGCCTCTACATTTGGACCAGCGTTTGCTGGTGCTACGAATCTTGATGCGTTGTGTATGCGCTCATCCCATCTTGCTGTTCCAGCGAACTTGATTGCATCACTAGCAGACACGCTTTGACCTGTTTTAGATACAACAGTCAACCAATCACCAGTAGCCTTGATACCATCACGGTCATGCTTTGCTATTAGAGCAAGTTCACCTTCGTATGATACCACTACGAATCCACGAGAGAATACACCTTGAGGATGATGTAGTGAGCGTGTGACATTATCTGTGCTACGCAAGTGAATCGGCTTTGTACCGTATGTTATACCGGTAGCACTGTAAGCACCGTATGTCAAATCCCAGTCGCTAGGTGTTGAAGTATCGTTATAATCCCAATCGTAAGGTGTTGTAATGAGTGTATCATTACCGTCTACGCTGGTAATTGGACCAAGTGATTCGGGTGTTAATTTCATTGGTGCAATGTGTGGTAGGTGTCCAAATGTACTCATAGCAGAAGAAGCAGAACCGTATGGGCTGAATCCAAGTTTAGGATACCATGCACCTAGACCAGCACCATATCCTTCTGTACCTACTCTCAAGGAGTTGAGGTATGAGTATCTTTCACCAGCCCATCCTACTGCGCCTGCTGGTCTTGTACGGTCAATTGCATCTACAAGTCCATTGAAGTGAACTTGTGTCATGTGCTTTCTAGTACTGTCATTATAGTTGTTGTAATAGTGTACACCAGCCTTACTCCATACGAATACCTTAGTTGGTGGTGTAGTGACTGGATTAGGGAAGGTTAAGGTAGCACCGCCCGATTGAGTGTAAAATGTTGTTACATCTTCCATCAAAGCCATACCGCTAATTCTATTTGGCGCAAGCCAAAATCGTACAGCCCATCTTGAATTACCGCTATCGTAGAATACATCACGAGAATGATACGGACCGTACATTGGTGTATCGTTAGAATCTATTGGGTTTCTACCACCTTTATCTGTTCTAATCCATCCACTAGCGGGTATTTGCTCATGGGTGTCCTGCGTAGCACCACTAATGTATGCCTCAACATAATTTTTGGAATTGACAGTACTAATAATATTCCCACCATCGGGTGCTACACCGCTATTTTGTTGATATACTACAAAGGTCATTTCAACCCAGCCATATCTATCTTGTCTCATTGAGTTACCCATACTCGGTGCGAATGTACCACCCATTGCTTTGAGTGCGCCTTTACCGGGATTCTCGTTAATTGCTTGTCCGATTATGGTAGCCAACTCTTCACCGTTTTGACATCGTGTACCATCGACAACAATTACTTCACGATTAAAGTTCGCAGAAGTTTCAGCCGATGCACCGAGAATCATTGTTTTGGCTAATACACCCGATACACGGAATGCGGTAGGGTTGACATCGTTATTTATCTTAGCAACCCTATAATCGCCATTCTCCACTGGTGCATTGAATGATAACTGATTATCAAGCCAAGAACCGCCCGGATGATAACCACCATCCATGTGATATGTCATATCAGCAGACATCGCCACTCCATAATATGCAACAGTACAATGTTGTAGAGGATGCGCTCTTTTGTATTCACCTATATTTCCTGCCGTAATGTTACTTGCTGACCTGCTGTTGAAATGCTCACCATAATGATAACCATGAGCAGGTCCTTGTGCTAGACCGTAAAAATGTGGACCGCCGGAATTACCACTTGGTATACCCTCCGCTGGCGACCAGTTGAATGTAGTATTCCAGTGATTGTCGTGAATATTAGTTTGATATGTGCTACTCGGTGGTCCGTATTGTCCATCACTATTCTTAATATCGTTAGGTAGGTTTTCACCGTATGGTACTTTACTCCATGAGTTACCAGTGGTGACAACATAACCCGGATGTGGTTCAACTGCCGCATCTGCATCTGTCGTTTCGGTGAACGGGAATGCTTGACCCGGACCATATATTGCATATGTAGTGAAATAATCTACACTGTTTTTGTGGTCGGTGTATCTAGCAGTTTGGTGAGGGAATCTAATCACCATCGGTATAGAGCGTTGTTGTACTATACCGGCAGTGTATCTAGCAGAAACATGCGCTGGTGTAGTTGTGTGTTTAGTATGTGTACCTCTATCTACATCCGGTGACAAGATACTGTCTTTGTTATATGCTGGTGAATGAATACTACCTCTATGCTGATTTAACATAGCAGTGCCGGGGAAGAACGCTAGTAGTGCGTTACAATCTAAGATAGCATAAGATGTGCTTATTTCGTTTGCATTCTGTATACCAGCAGTACCAGTTGGTCCTTTGGAATATGGATGGGTATAGAAATCGGAGTAGTCATTTTGTGAGCCATCGTTAACATCGAGTACAACACCGCTGAATCCACCTCCAAAGTATAGCGGTACACCGTGGTCGTTGCTATCTCTACCACCTCTAAAGTAAGTGATAGGCTCACTTTCTACGCTACCGTAATAACGCATACCACTAAATATTTTATTACCGTGAAGCATCAATAAACCATCTGTATTTGACGATGAAGAACCATATTCTGCTACAAATTGAGCATTTCCGTCTACATCGTATGCACAAAGTTTTGTTGTAGAATCACCAGCAGTGTTATTATTTTCAGTCTCCATTAGTGCGAACTTATTCTCTTTATGCCAAATAATTCTTCTTTCGCTAAAGGAACTTAATCTTGCATTACCGTCTACATTACTATATTCGGAGGCTGGTACTAACAGGTGGGTATTCTTTTCACCAGTTTTTAATGTAAATGTGCCTTTTCCGCTACTATGATGATGTGAAGCATAAATTACCATTGGGTTTTCTAATAAAGGTAAAATGTGGTCGCCAGTCTTTGAAGTATAATCTAAACCTTTCAATCCGTTTGCCCATTTTGTGGTAGAAACAGGGTCATTATATGAGTCAACAAGCACTGGTGTTGCTGTATTGGTGTGGTAGCCTCTACTCTTTGTTCTAATTTGTATGACTGTATTTGGTATGTATCCACAATCAATGCTTCTGTGTGCGTCTAAATCCGCATCGCTAGTAGGTTTATTCCATGCTTCACTCGCTGTGATAACCCAAGAATCATTGTTACGCTCATCTAATTTTTCATATTCCCCATACTCAAGATGTGGTGCTTCTATACCTAAATCGGGATGGACACTAGCAGAAAACATCGTAGAAAGCGGTCTTACTCCTTTTTGTGGATTGATTGCTCTTATCTTAATAGCATCAGCCGCTACTCCCCATTCACCAAATGTACGACCATCAGCACAATACATATCTCTACAATCAAATGAAATACCATCTTCTTGATTAGGGTCAGCGAGATTGATTGCCTCGGCTGTGACTGCCGCTAATAGTTCATCAGTAACTAAAGTAGTCCAATTCAATCTAGGAGTAATTATACCAGCAATGGTTACATCGGTAGATGCATGGAACATTGTAGATGTGCTATCAGTTAAAGTGGCGGCAGAAGTGTCTATATTGTTCAAACTATGTGACACTGTAAATGAATCAGCCTCTACTCCAAAGAATGCATGTAAATTGCTACCACTAACACCTCCAAAAGACTGTCCAGCAGTATTAGTTTGTGTTCTAGTTCGATAAGAAAAAACATTTCCAACACTTCCTTTGGCTGTTGTAACAGTGTTTTCAAATGGGTCAGTGAGTTGCACAATACCGTTTTCTTTAGGGAATCCCATGTAACCCAATACATCGGGATGGTTGCCTAGTTCCTGTCCACTATCGTAAGGTGCTTCTAATTTAACATACAGAATTTTAGCACTTGCATCATAGAATAACCCACACGCTATACCAGCATCGGGAGCATATACACCTCGCCACCTATTACCTCTCCAACTATTTTCACTCATCTTAGAAGTATTAATTTCTAATCTCCCAGTTGCATCTCCATACCCAAGCATGTGTTGTCCTATGGTAAAACCGCCCAAACTAACATCTTTATCGTCAAAGAATATACATACTTCATCTTCAATTGTTGATGGTATTGTAGTCAAATCATTAGCAAACTTAGTGCCTATTTCTTTGTAAATATACCTTATACCGTAACCTTGTCCACGATGGTCGGTAAATCTAAATCCGTATAACGGAGTAGCACCTATACTAGTGTCTTCTACATCCGTAGCCTTTACATGACCCGAATATGCTAAAACATCAGTAGGAGCAGTTTGTCCTTTCTGTGTAGCCTCACTATACCTAACATCGAAATGTCTGTCACCTTTTCTTCCTAAGCCGTGTTGCCCGGCTACTGGTGAAAAGCCGGGTACACCACTGGCTACTAAACCACCAAAGTTGATTCTAGCGGCGGCTGTGCTACCTGCTCTTAATCCGTTAGATAGTGTGGTGGATGGACTTTGAGCCTCAAATGACTCATCATTAACCGTATTCTGTGATATACCACCAAGTCTTGCTGATATGTTTCTTTCAATAGGATTAGCAGTATCGCTCATTCTTGTTCCTACATCGTGGTTACTGACTAACACTTCATTAGGTTCTTCTTGTGGAGTAAGTTCTCTTAGTGTTGTGACTGGGGCGAATGGTCTACCGTGTTTGTTTAGAGGCATCGGTGCAGGGTGCATGTTTTCACCAAGCACTTCATCCGGCTGACACCAAAAGTTTCGGAATCTTCCACCATGACCGATTAAGAATTGTGGTTGATAAGACGATTGACCCTTGCTGTTGTCTAGCCATACTGCAAAGTTTCTACCACTCGCACCCGGTATGGTGGAATGTATAACGATAGAGAATCCTTCTGTACCGTTGATGTCTTCTACAACTCTACCAATGTGCGCTCTAACATAGCCCATATGACTACCCCTATCGTGGGTATCAAACGCAATCTGCTCATACCAAAACGGTGCAGGGTCGTATGTGGAACCAGTAGCGGCAAAATCAGCATTTATGTGAGGTGAGGTAGGGTCTTTCTCACTATTAGCACTGTCTCTTCTTACACCTATTCTTGTTAAGTCGAGTTTTTCACTTTCACCCGGATACTGATGTGATGGTCTTCTAGCGTGTGTACGACCATTGAGTGCGCTACCTTGATTGATGATTCTCACCATCTCACGAGCCGCCGCTTCAATGTCTGTTACACCTTCTTTTACACCAACCTCTCCTAAGTCAATTGTCATCCTTCTAACGAAGTCCATCTGTGTCCAATGCTTTAGATGTTGTAACCTCGATTCATCATGGTCTGCTAAGTCAAGTGTAACATTTCTTTTACCCTTTAAACAAAGGAAAGCGGATATAACACGAGTTCCATCCGGTGTATCGAATGCTGTGCTACCATCTCTTAATGAATGAGTAGCAGGATTTTGACTTGCCCTGTGGCTCTTTAAAGCCTTGAGTAATAAGTTACCAGTACTCTCTTTTCTTACAAGCGAATGTAATGCATTAGCATGGTATATTGATGCTACCGCTGGCTGTACACGAGGAAGAGTACTGTCACCCACTGTATGTGTATCGCTAGTTTCTTCATGATACAGTCCAGTATGTACAAAATGACCGTGACCTCTACCCATTTTGTGTGGGTTGTTACCTAGTGTTAGCGGGTTAGCGAGAGTATATTTGTTCTGTGCGCTCAAAGAAAGACCAGTCAAATCATCGGATATACTGTTCGGTATATCATGAGCATACGCACTCTCTATGAATTTAGATTGTTGAGTAGAACGCAAGAACCTATTCTCGGATGGGAATCCGTTTGCTACATCTATCTGTGTTGACAAGTAGTGAGGCGCACCACCGTTGACTTGCATCAATATTTTGTCTAGTTTTTCTGTACCACCATCGTATGTGATGTCACGAGTAAAACCAATTGTAGGAGTAGCGGCACTGGATTGTACCTGCATGTGTATGTCATGGAAAGCAATGAACTCTCGGTCATGTCCTACATCATACAAGAGAACTCTAGCATGTCCTTCTGTTGCCATATATGGGTCAACATATGCTATTACTGGTGCTTGCGATGCGGTCAATCCCATTGCTTCATAATTCATCTCAATAGTCTTGTTCACATGCTGTGCAAAGTTTTGTGCTGTCTCAAGACAGGAATCACCAATCAAGAAATTCTCTAGTGGTATAGAGTCACGAGGTCTGTTAGCCAGTGTACCTACGCCGCCGTTGAAGCCTTTCCATACCAATGCCTCATTGAAAACTCCACGAGATTTAGCGAATAAACCCTCTACTGCATGTGGGTTATTGAGAGTCATGTTCATCCATACAGTATCACCATTTCTCAAACCTCCTTGAGCATAGGGATAATACCAAGAGCGATTCAATAATGCATCATGGTCGTCTTCTACAACTGAAAATGTTCCTACTCTAATCTTCCAGCCGGATGTAATAGCGTTAACCACATTGCCTGTAAGAGTAATTTTCGTATTATTAGTAGCAAGTTGTAGGTTAGATTCTACTTTTGACACCTCTCCTACATATGCTATGGTAGTGCCGTCATCGGAGAATATTTTGTCACCTTTTCTTATGTTAACACCGATGCTATTTGCCGTACCTACTCTATTATTACCAGCATTTGTAATTTCAACCACACTGACGCTCGTAGCATAAGAAGCGGCGTATGTCCACTGTTCAGCCGATGTGGAGGGTAAGAATGTACACGAGTCTAATTCTTCTTGTGTAAGTGCGTAAGTTGCACTAAAACCGGAGTTGTGACCTGCTCTTTTCAAGGTAATTTCTTCACCTATAATGGAAAGACTTGCACCGGGATAAACTAATACTTGTATTGTATTATCACCGTCAAAAGAATTTAATTTACCTTGATAATAAACTTCTTTTGTTGTACCACCGCTTTGAGTTATTTCAGCAATATAGATTAAATCACCTTGTTCAAAAGTGATATTATTGCTAGAATCTCTTGAGTATGGTACATCGGGGAAGTTACTAGCATCTTCAAGCACGATGTTGTACGATTGTCCTGCACCACTTACTGCTGATTCTGCTACATCTACAATTCTACTTGTCGCTCTACGAGTCTGCGTTCTAGGTGCATGTGGATTTGCTAGAGGTCCAGCCTTGAACTCTACTGCACTAACATATTGCCTTAGTCCGTAGTCGAGATTACCACCTTGAGTCATCACATTCGCCGCATCAAAGTAATTAGGTGAGCGACCCTCGAAATCGGATGACGGAGATTCTACATCGGATGCAAGAGGTAGCAATGTTTCATTTCTAAAACCATGCGCTAAGTATATCTTAGAACCAATAGTTGCTTGCTGTTTGAACAGTTCAGTATATCCATCATGATGACCACCAGTTGCAGTTTTAGGTATGTTAATGAAACCAGCAGTGGCGGGGGCATTATCATATACAGCCCAAGCACCACTACCCAAGAATACACGGCGTAACCTGTTGATACCTTTCAAATTCAAAAATTCATCAGTAACACTTGCATCGGGGAACATTTTAGGATGTGACACATAAATTTTCCACTGGTCTGTCTCATCAACTACTTCTGTTATCGTAGCGGAATTAACATGGTTTTGATTATTGATTAAATAAGAATGCGCTGAGTCCTTTGTTTTGTCTGCAACACCAATGTCATCGGGTCTTCTCCCTACTGGTGTAGGATTCCATGTCTGTGCGGTGTATGTAGCGTCAATGTGCAACTTCATACTGTTATCCGGTCCGGGGAATATACCGAGTTCTGTATGGTCGAAGAACTGTTGTGGGAATACAGGTATCTCTACCATAGCACGAGTACTTGCGAACTGTGTACCAAGTTGATAGTCGTGGGTTACAGTGTCAAGAGATTGGAACAATCTGTCATTGACGGTGCTTCCATCTTGCGCTAGAGAATCATTACCAAAGTCACCATCGTTGAATACATTAGTAGATATTTGGTATGAGCCAGCAGACGATTGACTGTATATACCAACAGCGTTACACCAAGCGTGGAATGTAGAATATGCCGTACCAGCACCATCTACAAATGTACGATTAGCGAGTGCATCTGTTTCACTAAACAAGAACCCAGCACCTAACTTAGAATCGTACTCAGCACTAGCACCGCTATCTAGGTAGATTCTACCTTTCTTGGGGAAGCATATAGTACCCCAAGATGCAAGGTCGGGGCTACCATTATTCAGCGGTTTTACACTCATGCTCTTTGTTCCAGTATTAGTCTTGACAGAAACAGCCTGCACAGCGCACTGCCTCCTTGTAGAACCCGGCAATCTCATCAGTGGGCTAGGGTCGAAGGTAGGCTTGGTATTCATCGCACCTTGACCTACACCGCCGAGTGTGACGGTAACAACTGGTGCGTTAGGTTCTATCTCCTTGACAATGTGAGAGTCGGGTGAACCGCTACCAATACCACTTACATTCTCATTAACGAAACTCTCCGCTATACCAGTAGCGACTACTGTTGTGGAGGATGAGTTATCAGCAGGACTGTCTGTACTCTTTACGCCTCTTATCCTACATCTACTCATCAAGTACATGATGCTGGCAATATTTGGATTATCGCCATCACCACTTACTCTAATTTGAGATAATTGATTAGTCCTTAATTTATTTGAGGGCTGTATATACAAGTCACCCAATACGCCTTCTTCATCGTCAATAATTATATTGTCAATAATGTCAAACATCTCGAATGCTCTCATAGAACTAGTAGGGCTGATGTCAAACTCAGCGGTAGCAGACTTCTCAGTAATTGGGTTAACGACTTCTATACCACCAGTTGTAGTTGTAGTGTCGTCTGCCGTACTACTGTTTGGCTCAATACATACCTTATGGTATACAGACGGGTGCTTGCCAGTATTATGCGACCTCTTGATAGGCTTAGGAGGACTTGCTGGTTCTGCATCAGTACTCGCTGGCGGAGTGTATAGAGCAGGTGTTTTACTGTAATCTAACTCAATGTCATAGTCATCACCACCAGTGTTGTCTCCAATCAACTCATGTGACTCGCTGAATAAAGAACCATACCCGCTTATCGCTTCTTCAATGGTTATCTTACCACCCGGAGAATACAGTGTGGTATTTGCTAAATCGGAAGTGATTACATCAATGACTCTTGTAGAACCAGTAACAATTAGATTACCAGCAGGTACGGTCTTTTCAACCATCAACATAGGATTAGAAACACCCATGCTTGCACCAGTCAAGTCAATTGCATTGTAATGTATCTCTACGAATGGTGCAAAGTCGTATGATGATGATAGTGCAGGTACATGCAATAACGCTACCCTACTTTCTGTTTCGGGAATCAAGTGATACAATCTAGTATCTGCATTGATGGCTTCCTCGGCTGGTACAGGTCCTTTCAAGAAAAACGGTGAGAAATCAAAATTACTACCACCGATGGCAATCAATTCTTTCTTTGCCGCAGGTAGTCCATTGTTGATGATTGAGTTAACAGGTGACGAATTAGTTAGCCTTAGAATAGGTGACTCAAGAGTTTCAGTGTAAAAATCAATGAGTGAGTTCATCACAAACATTTCATCAATATGTCTTGTAGACCCATCGTATGACATCTGTACAATGTCTGCGCTACCGTCTGCTTGTTGGTCTACTGTAAGGTCGCTAGGTTTAGGGAATCTTCGCATGTACTCATGCCCAGTAATATGAGAAAACATGTGTCTACCACTGTGTCCTACTTGGAACAGGGTGTCTAGTGTAGAAGGCCACTGTACTGCAAAAGGATTGTTAGTGTCGGTAGTAGTGGTAGCCATGCGGCTAGAATATACAAGACCGTGGTTTTCAATGTCACTTTCATCAATTACCATTTGTCCGGTCTTATCGAATATCTGTGTACCGTAATGTGGTGGTTGATATGGCTTACCTGTACCGTTGTCTATCAGTAAGTCAGCCCCTACCACTACGAAATAGTTGTCAACATCAGTTGTACGAGAATGTAGAAAACCTCTCAATCCATTAGTTCCATTGATGAAATCTATGTGTATACTCGATATTGTGATAACACCAGTGCTACCGTTGATGCTGTGAACTCTAACTCTCTCCGGCGGTTTTTGATTTGGCTTGTGTGTATTCCTGTTTATCGCACCGGGATTGATTAGAAGATTATACGGAGTATGTGCTACTGAAATAGTTGCCGCAGTACCCGGTGTAGAATAGTAGTCTACAACTTTGTATTTACCTGTGCTATACGGCGTTGCAGTGAAATCAGTGGTAGGAGATGAAGAATCATACGCTTTACCTGTGAGTCTAGCAATCAACTCTTGAGCATCACTGGCACTGACAGTCATAGTAGTTGTTGTACCATCTGCACTGGCTGAGAATGCAGTGAATGAGTATGATTTGTCAACGACATCTATCGGCTCTTCAAATCTAAACAATGCTTTACTTTCACTACTTTTTACGGGTATGGAAGGGTCAAGCATGTTTTCATCTCTTTGATTTGAGATGTGTATTGCCTCGATAGCCCCTCTAAATTCTCCACCTTTACCACCGAGATAAACAGGCGTAGTAGACCTAGCCAGTGTTAATTCATCGTTAATCAGTTTCTCGGCTACGGTTTCACCGTTTACCGCAATGAATATTCTTGCATCTGCAACTCCCGCCACAACATGGTATAGTGGTCTATTGTTGAAGTTTAGATTAGTAGCATCACCATAGTTAGTAGTATCATATCGGTTGTAAGAATCGTGTACACCGCCGAAATCTTGAGGTGGATATACAACACCATCCCATCTTGTAGTAGCGTTAGTAGCAGTGCTAATAACATCCACAGAAGGACCAGCGATTGATTCAAGATATACTGTCAGTTTAGCAGGACCGGGTGTATCTACTGTACCAAACTCTAAGGTAAATTGGTTATCTCTATGAGCAATAACACCACCACAGTCGGGTACTACCCATGTTTCTATAACAAAATCAGTAGTTTCTTTATCGTTAATCGAAACAATATCTCCACTACCTTGTAGCGTGGAAGTCATGTGTTTACCTTCTTTAGAACCAGTAGATGTGAATCTACCTTGTGGTATAATGACAGAATCGCTAACGCCATCAAAAAAGAAGGCGTTACTGCTTCTACCTATTGCTACCATTTAATCACCTAATAAATAAAGTCCACAGGCACGAATTGAATAGTGTAACTGAACAGTGGTTCGCCGCCTATTTGATTGAAAGAGGCTTGGGTAATAGTTCCTTTGATACCCGTATATTTAGGTTTTGTAGCATTAAACACAGTTCCGACTGGTTCAGCGTTTGCTACTTCTTTTTCTTCTTTCAAAACACCCGGTCCAGTAGGCATGTAGAAGAGTGACGAGTTGCTGTTTACAGTAGAAGTAAATGGTATCTGTATACCAATAATGTAATCACCGTATCTACTACTTCTCCTTGCATTACCATCGGGGTTGTTATCACCACCGCCAAATATTCCTACATTTCTAAACCCAGCAAGTGATAATTTTTTTGTAACAGCGGTTGAAATTGTAAAATTATTTGAATTGTTTAATATAGCAAACAGTTCTGCTACTTTATCACCGGCGGATTTTGATTTACCTGCACTGGTTGTTTTTCCACCTGAAAATCTTTCATGTGAAACTTTTCTTTTTCTCCAACTGGAAAAGGATGGATGATTTTGATTTCCATCAGCCCCTTGATTACTCCATGTCATTTCCACAGCGGCGTTAGTGCCTCCAAATTCCGGAGTATATCTTGAAGCAGTCAAATTAGTTATGTTAGAGTTAATCAAATTCATAAGACTCAATGCTATATTTTCTTCGTCATCAAATGCATTAGTGCTAGTATTGTAAACTGAAACCCACCAATCAGTGCCACTTCCACCATGCGTAGAAGCACCTGCTCTTTTTACAAAATGCACCTTGTCGTTGTTATCATTTAGTCGTATGATAAAGTTAGATGTGGTATATACTGATGAGTCTACAAAATCGCTACCATCGGCATCATATTGTGAAAGCCATGTTAAATCCAAATCGCCTCTTGTTCTTCCAAAATTCACTCTAGCAGAAGCCTCGGTTGCACCGGCAAGTTTTGGTAAATTATCCGAATCCGAAATTATTCCCTCAATGGAAATCAAAGCCTTTGGAAGATTGAGGTCAAAGGCATATCTGTTAGCACCTTTACCCGGTATAGCGTGTGGATTGATGCTTCTATCAACATTCAGTGTGATATTGGTAGCCATCAAATCAATGAGTTCTCCATCACTTCTCACTAGTCTAATAGGTGTGGACATCAATATCTACCTCTCATCGTTGTTCCACCTAAGTTTCTTGCCAATTCCTGTTGTATCATGTTACCAATCTCACGAGCGAGATTGCGCTTGTCAGTGCGGTCTGTTATACCGCTTGCATTGACAGTGATGTTGTATGTTCCTCCACCCATACCTGCACCACTTGGGTTGTTACGCTGAGTTAGAGGCACTACTGCCTCCGGTCCATCTTCACCAATCAAAGCAAGAGTAGGTTTACTCACTATACCACCCTTAGCCAGTCTTGGTATATCCGACAATCCAGTAAGACTAGATATACTACCTATACCAAGTGGGAAGTCGAAACTTAATATGTCATTCACAGCATCAATGAGTAAGTTGATTGTATTCTTGATAGGTTGTAAAGCGGCAGTAAATGTGCTAGTTAGGCTGGTAAAGACAGTTGTTACATTGTCTAAGGCGAAGAACTCACTCAAGTTCTGCGGTATGATGTCTTTCCAATTCCAATCGGGCAAGAGTTCCTTCCAATTGAAATCTCCAATTAAAGTTCTAAAGTTGAATTTAGAACTTATTTTACCCCATGCTTCCGACATTTCAGCGGTAATTATTTGTCTAATAGTTTGGAAAGCATTAGCCGCTTTTTCTCCAATTGCTGAAAAAGTAAGGTTCTCTTTTATGAACTCACTTATTCCAATTATCTTTTCAATTGCTTTGTCTTTGACATTTTTCCACAACACTGCTATTTTTTCTCTATAACCATCCCACATCGTGCCGATATTGGCTTTTATCTCAGCAATTTTTTCACCAACAAATAATTGAATAGCATCCCAAACATCTGTTGCTCCTGCCTTAATACCTTCCCAAGATAAATTGTCAATAAAATCTCTAATTGGTTGAATTACTTTATCGTTAAAATACTTCTTGAGTTGTGCGAATGCTTGCTGTGCCATTTTACCTGCTTGTACGAAACCCGGACCGATATTATTGACGAGTTGTGACATGCTCGATAATGTGGTAATCAAACTCATTCTATCACTCCCAATCTAAAAAACTATAATCCAGTGGTACTACTTCTCTATCGCCACTCTTTGCCTGTTGCTTCTTACGCTCTATCTCCTTATTATTTTCTTCTGTTGATACCATAGCCCATACGAGTGATTGTTTAAAGACGGCTTGAGGCATTTGATAGACTTCTAACAAAGAAATGCTGAAATGTTTTGCGATAATGTAAGCCCAAAATTCTATTTGTGTTCCAAAATCTTCTGCACTATCGAATCTTTCTTTCTTTAGAAATCTCTCCACCCTCAAGCGGTCTGCTTCGTAAACCCCCCTTGAAGAGCCTCCGCCATGTCGTTTGGTTGTGGTAAAATCTTACTGATTTGTTCACCGACATAACCTTTCAAACTCAACAACTCATCTGTTGTCAGTTTAGGATTTGTATCTGTAATCCAATTGGAGAATGCAAATTCCCAGTACCCTGCTAAGTCTAATTCAACATCGCCTTTTTCAACTCTAATCATTCGTTGTGCGGCGGCTTGGATGTCGAGAAACGATATATCTCTCACCCAAATCTCGATGACCTCAGCATCCTCATTCGGTGCTATCGGTATCGTGTGTTTCGTCTGCTGGTCGTTCTTCAATAACAGGTTCTTGTTCGCTACTACTTTGCTCATCTTGTTCCTCTCCAATGGATGCGGCTACCTCTTTGGTAGGGGCTTCCGAGTCATCTTCAAGGGCTACCTCTTCAGTAGGGCTATCCGATTCCTCAGTGGAATTGATACCTTCATCATTTTGCTTTAATCGCAAAATAATCTCGGCTTTTGTACCGTATACTGGTAGACCTCTTTCTTTACAAATATCTCTCAGTTCTGCTACGGTTAGTGAATCATACATCTGTAATTCTTGAGGGAATGGGTTATCGCTTACAGGTGCGACAACTAGAGGCTCTTCTTCGACCTCTTCCTCAACCACTTCTTCGACCACTTCTTCTACTACTTCTTCGACTGGCTCTTCCACTACTTCCTCAACTATCTCTACTGGTTTTAATTTCTCAGCAATTAAAGCATGAGTAGCGTGAATATCTAGTGCAGTGAATTCTTCTGTGTGTTCTATTCCGTTAACACTACAAGCCCATACAGCATAGTCTTCTGCTCCAAGTCTGCGGTATTTGTTTAGTGATGTCTTCATAAAATCCCTCAATATTTGATGATTGTATCTCTTGCGATAACCTTGATTGTTTTAGGCATAATTTTGAGAACTGATTTGACAACACCTTTGTCTTCCGGTATTTGTAGTGGTGCTTCGATGATTATGTAATCATCAATGATAAGCATCATTCGCTCGGTGTGACCGCTACCACTAGTTGTTGTCTTCTCAAAGTTGATACGAATTTGATTGTCAGTGTTACCGTCAGCGTTAGTGCTAAAGTCCTCAGCAGACCTCATCTTGTGATAGAACAACGGGTCATCTACTGCAATCTCCATAGTCATCTCGTAGGTTGTTTGTCCTTCTACCATTAGAGAAGTGTTACGAGAACCACCAAACGGAACTCTTTCAGTAGCACTACTTTGACTGTTTTGACCGTTGATAACATGGAATCCTTGCATACCAGTTTGTCCTGTCAGTGTGAAGTTTAGTACCTGTGCAACTTGCACACCAGTCATGTTAATTGTACCATTGTAGAACATGAACGGTTTTTGTGTTTTCGCACCAATACCCGAAATCAAACGCTTTGGGCTAGTGTTTGCTGTATCATCAAACATTCGGTGTGCGGCATAATTAGATGCACCACCATTCAAACGCCCTGTGTCGGTGTAACACAAAGCGGAATTGAAATTGACTGCTAATCTAAGTGCGGCATCATTGTCAGTAGACATTGTAAAATCAGTAACTTTGCACCCACGGAATACACGAGTCAACTCTTTGGAGTCAGTTGCACCACCATCTGTGCCACCTTCATTAGAGTCAATATCTCGCCTACGCTGTGACACTTCAAGAGAGAAGGAAGGCTGGTGAGTATGTGTGAAAAGTAAATGGGTTTGTGAGTTTGTAATAACAGCCGCATCACTGATAGCAGGAGCATTAGTGTTAGGGTCATCATAGTCTCTTAGATATACATGCTCACCGCTTTCATGTGGGAAAAGAAGTGGTTCATCCAAATAGATGCGTGTACCATTTACACCAACTATACGGCGAGCCTCGTGCTTGTTAGCCTTGTTGAAATTCGTTTCTGTGAAGTTGCCGCCCCATGTGTTACCATCTGCTTCGTGTGTTGTCACAATAGGCACAGCCACGGCTTCTTCGATAATAACAAATTTATTGATAGCAAAACTGGTTGCAGAAGCCACAGTAATGAAAGATTGTCCAGCCTCAGTTGCCGCACTTAGCGTTGTGGGAGAAGGTGAGGAAGGTGCGCTACCATCCTCTACAACTTCTCCACCAAGACAGTATTTTAGCCATCTTGCACTGTGCATTGCTAGTTCAAAAGAACCGCCTTCTGTGATGAATTTGCCCGGTACTTGTATCGAAGTATCTCTACCAAGTCCGACCACATGGAATCTCTTCAAATCTACTTTAGTTTCGGGTAGTGTCAAAGCGTTTGTTATACCCAAGAATTGGTCCGTCAGTACAGATTCACTGCTACCAGTGAAATTCATGTCTGCATTAAGCGGAGGGGTTTTGTAAGGAAGAATGTGAATATCGGTTTTATTATTGATAGCAGTTGAATTAGCAGTAAAGGTTTGTGGGGCAATTTTTAGCGTAGTTCCTTCATTAGATACAATGGTAAACTCCCTGCTCATGTCTTTGCTATCCATGTTGGTTGAGGCTGAATTTTCCGTAAAACGAATTTTTGAACCTACGAGCAAACCGGAAGGATACTTCAATTTGTCATTGGAATCAAATAACACAGTGTTGACTCGTGAGGTAAATGCAATTGTGGAATAGTCATCACCAGCAGTTTTAGTAATCGTAGCAGTAACATCAGTTCCACCCGGAGTGATTATCATCCCTGTTTCGGATGCAAACGATACTTCTGCTAAATCTCCCTTATACACTGTGCTTGGCATTTATTTCACCTCATGGAATTAGTTCTGCTAGTATAACGACTTCAATTTGGAAGGTCATACGGAATAGGAATTTGCTTCTGTCGCTCAAATCTGTGCGAGTTTTGAATACAAGACGGTCAAAGTTTGTACCATCACCTTTCCTCTTCGTGTGTACTAACCTCCTTATTTCATTCTCAAGAGCCTGTAAATGCTTACGCCCCTTCACTGTTCTCACATCGACAGTTATATTTATGCGTGTCGTTACAAAGTCGTAAAATAATTCCGGTGCTTCTTCGTTGTGCGCCGTTTCGTATACAAGCACATAGTCGTGTTTCTGTAAGTCAAGACGCTTGCCGTGTTCGGGCGTAGTGTCTGCAATATCAATCACTACTGGTCTGTAATTACTAGTGTTGGACCTGTTCCAGTTGTCCTTGAACAGTTCAATAATAGCGTCTAGCCCCTCAGTCCATGTAGCAACCATCACAACACCCTCTCTAGTAATTCACTATACCCTATCGGTATGAAGTGTTGACCGTCATATTTTAAATTATACTTAATTAAATCTGGATTTTGGCGAAGCATGGCATCGTCAGTTGCTTTCTCAACCTCCATTGCTTCTTCTTCTGTGGCTGGTTGATTTGTTTTAGTGTTAATTAAAATGTCTTCTTCAATCTTGAAGCCCATAGAACCAGCCTCTATTCTTTGCATACGCTCTCGAAAATTCTTTGGTTCTTGCGTAAATTGTTGATACATCTGCTGTTGAATGAATTTATCTTTCTTGAATATCTCATCCTGCATACGCTGGTGAATATTCTCGCCTTCTTTCTTGAAGACTCTATCCATTACTCAAACACCACCATCTCGATGTACTTTGGTAGTGTTTTGTCTATCTCCGCTTGATACAGTTGAACCTTGCTCGCAAGGTCAATGTTTTGCGTACCTTCCGGTATGAGTACAGAACGGTCATCAGCCATCAATAATTCAATTGCTACCATCTTCGTGCATATGTCTTCGATAGCCTTCTCAACATATCTTTCACCGTAAATGTAAGACACCTTGATTGCATTCCATTCAAAGAACGGATAAGAGTTGTTGAAGTAAATGATACCCATCTCATGGTCCATCCACCAGTCACGCAGTCTTGCGTTGTCACCGCTACTGCTACCACCTTGCAGGTCTACGACAAATGCATGTTGTGTTACAGTGTGTGTACCGCTTGCCATAGTAGTTAATGGTGTACCGCTTAGATTAGCACAACCTGTAAATGTAGTGCTTGTTTTACCAGTGTATGAAAACACTTCATTACCGACCATACATAGCCCTTTAGAAACAAATCCATCTGTACTGGCTACTGTAACTGTATCCGAGGACACTCCACTAGAAGTTGTCGTCTTGTTAGATGTCTGCGAAATCTCCATATTGGTAGCATCATTTACAGCAATTGTACATGTTTCACCACCCTTAACTGGTCGCATGGAAGTTATCTTGATTTTTCCACTACCGTAATCACTGTTACATGTAGCAAAGAATTCATTGTGTACCGCTACATTAGAGGTCGAACCTTCTAGTTTGAATGTAGGACTAAACTCTACTGCGGCTTTTGAAACCCTATCTTCTTTGTTGATGAGGTCAGTGAGGTTTTGAGCCGTTGTAACATTGTCGAAATCTGCTCTCCAATTACTAGTGGCAGTGCCAACAGACAAACTAGCAGTAGAACCGTTACCTGCTGAAAGGTAAACGCTTTTGCCCGATAATTCGTTATTATCTTTGATTTCCAGTCTTGCTTCTGCCGCACCGATTTCACGATAGTCATCCCCTTGCCATAATTCGATTCTCAACATTTGTTGTACATTGCGGAATAGAAGGGGAGAAGTACCAACATAGTCTGTGTAGTATCTCCTACGGTATGGCTTGTATGTGTCGAAGTTAATGTATTCTGCGGCGGCTAGGTATGGCCTCCATGCATTACGAGTCATGTTGTCAATCCTATCTTGCATCTTCAAGATAACATGGTCTACCTTTGCCTTAGTCATGCCTCTTACACGACCATTAGTGAATGATGCTTGATTCTGTACATATCCGTTGTCTGCTACTTCGTAATGACCGGGATTAAGTGAAGCCCCAGTGAAAGTTATTTTGACATGACCTGTACCTGCTGAATCACTACTAGCACTGGCTCCGACAGTAGCGATTTCTAAATCTTCATGCCCGAATGGGTCTGCATCGCTGTACACACGAATTTTATCGCCAACACTGAAACCAGTTGCTCTAAACTCGTTACCTGTAATGTACACTGCACCGGCATCAGCAGTGGCACTCATTAAGATTGCATCTTGTGGTCCAATATCAAGTAAGTCAGCCACTTTCTGTGCCGTAGTATACACTACCTCATCGGGATATAGAGGGCGTGTTTCAGGCTCGCCGGGGCTGAATACTTTTGGCATTATTCATACCTCCGCACCTAATTAGGGGGTAAAGTGTAATAACAGTCTTCACATGTGTCTATCAACCTACCACCTCTCGATACTCTCGTATCTGCCAGTTTTTGATTACATATTTCACAAGTAGGTACAGGAGTGGGTGGGTTAATATTTTCTAAGTAAGTTTCATGTGTCCAATTAGGGTCGCCGGTATTTTGGCGTATTTTTTCCTCTCGCATTCTTTTTGCCTCTTCATTTTTCAAAACTGACCATGCATCTTTGAAAGACACTACTCTTGACCTCACAGCCTTTTGGAAAGATTTCTTATAGAAGTCTAGGAAAGAAGGTTCGTCATCGTCATCGTCATCTTCCGGCTTTGGTGTTTCTGCGCCGGGCATAGATGTTGCCAAGTTACCCTGCTCGTCAAAGAGAGATTTGTCGGGCATTGCTGGTTCACCACCATGTTTTTCTGCTAATTCAAACGATTTATCTTCACCCATTTCTTCATCAAAAGCGGGGTCATCCATAGGCTCTTCTGCTTCCGGCTGTTGCATGTCGTCAAACATTACAGGTGCGCCACCTACAAATTTGATACCATGCTCTTCCGGATTCATCAGTGCCTCTCTCATGAGTTTATCACGAGATTGTGTGAATTGTTCACCGCTGGTGTCGCCACCAGCCCCTCTAAGTGCGCCAGCCGCTTTACGATTAGCCCACTGTTGTAATCTCATCTCTTCTCCGCCCTCAGTCAAAATCTTCTGTCTGTGCGGTTTTACTGCTTTAATCAATATTCTTTTCATGTCATAACCTCTTTGATTCATCTCTATGTCCTAGATTGTATTCCATTGGCTTGTCACAAGCACCGCAGGTTTCACGCCATAAGAAATGGAGAAACCCACAGTGCTTGCATCTTGTTCCTGCACCGATGTTTAACACATCACCTATATTTCTATTTCGTGTGCGTTGCTGACTAGTGATACCCTTGAGAGGGTTCTTCTCGTCAGTTTTTACATCTACTGAGTAACTAGTGTCTACCTTGACACCTTGCTTCCCAGCACGAGCAATGTCGCTTAGGTCTATGTTTCTTACATCGAAGCCCATCTTATCCACTCACCCTCAAGCGAGTTGATATGTTACCATTACAAAGTAATTTCCCAAGACTGGGAAAACCTCAGTGTCGATAACTGAACTTGTACTGCTAGAATCTGCTATTGCTTGGATGTCTGTCTGTATCGCTGATTGTAGTGTAGATGTATCGGTAAATTCTCTAGGAGAGAACGGTCCGAACATCTTTACGCCAATCTTGGTTAGTGCCGCCACGAGGAATCACCTCAAGAGCGTCTACCGATTGCGATAAATGTACCAGCCTGCGATGCAGTTGTGTCAGCGAGTGTAGGGTTAGCCAACCCACCAGCGATTCTTACAGTTGTACCATCAATCCTTACTTGAGGATTGAAAAGCACATCTTGTGTTGGTGGTGTTGCACCAGTGTCAGTAATAGGCGATTGCGCCAATATTCCACTGAAATTTGCACCAGCAAAATCAATTTCACTGAGGAAATCACTCAAATCAATTTCATTGTCACCAGCGGCAAAAGTGCCTGTTACAATCATTCTGTCACCGAAAACGGTTGGTCTGTTATCTATCGTTATTGCCATTATTCTTCAACTCCTTCTGTTTCTATTTCTTCTACTGGGGGATTTAGATGCTTTTCCACGAGTGCCAACGCCGCCGTTTTTGTCAAGTATCCACTGCCTCTTGAAACCCCTTGTTCTTTGAGCCATGAGAGTATGTCACTCCTTGCCCATCCTTCATCGGGGATTCCGTCATCGCCAGCGTCTTCTGTGACACCTTCATCTCCTTCTATTTTGAATTTTGATTCCGGTAATCTGTGTCGGTATTGGTTTAGCCACTCTTGGGTAACTTTTACTGGTTGTCCTCTAATCCACTCAGCGTGTGTATAATCTACACCCCTGCGTGTATGGAAAGGACCTAGAAATGTTACCGTAGGCATCTAATCAACCTCAGTTGTACATCACTAGAACGCTCGTAGTGTTAGCCGAGCCACTTAGGTATTGTAGAGTAATGGTTAGACTTGACACGCTTGCACCTACTGATACTGCCGCAGTACCAGTGTCAGTGGTAAATGCACCAAGTATAGAAGTAATGCCACCCGCTAGGATGATTGTTTCACCGTCTGCACCACCTGTTACATTGATAAGAGCCATCTTTGGTGCGGCATCGTAGCCGTTTGCACCATCGCTGTTGGATGCGTTGAAAGTACCCGGACCACCGCCCGGATAGGTTACATCTGCCGCACCGTCTAGCCACTCAGTAGTACTTTGTGACCCTGCTCTAAGTTCCCATGCACCTACAAGAGTTGCTGTTGCTGTTCCGCTTAATGTTAATTCTTTAGCCATAATTTTTCACCTCATTATTTTTGATGTCCTCACTTTAGGTCACGAACTGAACCGTGTCCTCCAAAGAAAGTTGTCCAAAGTTCACCCATTGTGCGGTACATACCCTCTTGACCCAATCTGTTGATTGCGAATGGGTCGCCAGTTTCGATACCACTCTCAAAGTATTGAGTAGGGATAGCAGTGGAGAAGTATAGGTAGTCTGTGTCTAGGAAGTACATTCTGCTGATTGTGTCAGATTCTACATCCTTTGATGGAATGATTGGAACACCGTTGTAAGTTGCTACGATGAATCCAGCCTCGATACCGGGTACACCCTTAACACCGTTGTAGGTAGGTGTAACTCTCTTTTCTTCCATGAATCTTTGTTGAGATTGTAGAAGTTGTTGTAGTCTCATTAGTGTGTCATATCCAGTTAGGATAACCTTTGGATTTCCACCACGAGTCCAAATCTTTTGGAACAAGTCGTCAAGTTGGTCTAGTGATAGGTTTCTGTCAGTTCCACTGTTCTCATTGTGTTCTGCCAATGACCATGAGTTTGCATCTCTATCAATGGAGTAAATGTCTTCATCAGTACCAGCAGAAGCACCAGTGGTAACACGGTCTAGTGACTCGAAATCGTTACCTGCCACTGTTGCTTTGTCTTTTGTTAGCATTTGGTTGATGTGTTCAGCGTGGTGCTTACCCATCTCTTCCTTTAGAACTGCTCTAATGTCGCCTAGTCCGTCATCTTTGTCGGATAGGAACATTGCTGTCTCGGACATGTCGAATGTGTGAACAACTGTCTTAGGCTTTGCCGCAATGTGTTGGAAGGTAGGCTTGGTTGTCTCAGGTAGTGTAGCGTTCTCAGCAACACCGCCTCCAACTGAGAAGGAAGGCTTTGCTGTAACTACTCTCCATCCACTTCTTTCCCATGGCCTCTTAGGTAGGATAGAGAAAGCGTTGAATTCTTGGTTTAGTTGTGACCAAACTTTTCTACCGTAGATTGCTTGGTATGTTCCTGCTGTTGTAGATAGCATAGGTGCATCTGCTTTCAGCAATTCGCTACCACTGTATGAGTAGCCCATTGCGTTTCCAGCACCGTAGTAGTATCTCTCCATGTCTTTGATGTTTCTTATGTAATCTCTTGCCATATTATTCACTCCCCTCTTAATGTTCTGTTAGCAAGGGCGTGAACTTCATCCCAGCCCATATTTGCCATATCCTGTGTAGAAGGAATCTCAATGTTTGAAGCAGATGCAGATTTAGCGATTGGTGTACCGCTTACTGCACCCATGTTGTCAATTCTCTCGGACAAAGCCTCGATTGACTTTACGATGTCTGCTAGTGGCGCACGAGCATCGAAAGCAGATTTCTCAGCCTCAGCCTTTGCGACCTCTAGTTCATTGTTGAATCTGTTAGCAAATGATTTTTCCAAGTCATTGCGGAAGTGTTGTTCTTTTGCCGCTTGCTTGTAAACTTCGTAAGCCGCTTCGATGTCAGCATCACTGACATTTTCACTGTTTAGGTATCCTTTGGATACTTCCGCAGGACCCATTGCACCAGCAGGTGTTTTTCCACCACTAGCGGAGATTGCGGAGATTGCACCAGTGGAAGGAGAACCTTTGTCTTGTCCTCTTCCTCTAACTTGTCCAGCAAAGTAGTCAGCACCGTCAACCGCATCCGGGTTGTCGAAGCCACCAAGTTGAGCCTTCTCTAAGTTGTCGAAGTGTGTTCTTACGCCAGCAACATCTACGCCAGCAGATTTTAGTGTGTCTTCCATCCAGTTTAGGTACTCGGAGGAAATGACATCGCTGTATTCTTCACCTTTTGCGTACATCTTTTCGTCACTCTCTTCTTCTTCTTTTTCTTCTTTAGGTTCTTCGGTCTTGTCAGCCTTAGACTCTTTTTTGCCTTCCATATGTTCACGGAGAGCAGGAGGAAGTTCGCCTTTCTCCATAGCGTCAAGTCGGGCTTCTAGCCTGTTCATCAAATCACCAATTTCTGTTGTTTCTGTCATGGTATTATCCTCCTTTAAGATGGTAAACTGTGCTTCCGGGTTGATACCCTTTTCGCATATAGTTATCTCATGCAACTCCATTTTTGAAATCTCTTGGTAGTCGCCTTTTTCCATATCGGACTTGCGAACTCTCTTGAAGGCTTGACCTCCAATAGAGAATCCACGAAGGTTGCCCTTACGGATTTCGGCGGCTACTTCACGAGCCTTCTCAATATCGTTGCGGAGTTTAACTACGACAAACATACCTGCGTCATCACATTCGGATTTCCACATTCTTCCGTTGGAGTCTATGTAACTATCAATTACTTCTCCAACTTGTATGTTTGAGTGTGCAAGTTGAACATTTCTATACTTCTCGCTCTTCATGAAGCCATCAAAGGCATCTTTCAAAGCACCACGAGTAATCAAGTCGCCTTGCTTGTCTACTAACTCTACTGACGCATAGCCAGCAACAACCAAATCTGTACTGCTCTTAACGAGAGCAATACCGGATTCGGGGTTTCTTAGTGTTAGCATTAACCTGTGCTAGATTACTCATGGTATATTAAAGAGGTAGTTAATTCACGATAAAATAGGTTGGTCGTTTTCGTAGTCCAAATTTACCTCTCCACCCTCTCTATCACTTATTTTTAGGTGATTTAATCTTTCTTTACGGTTATTTTTTTCTTCATCATCCGATTCTTCCCTTTCACCATCAAAGTCCGGTAAGGTGGCATCATCTCTCAACTTTGTAGGTCCACGAGGCGATTCATCGGGTGTTACCATGTCTATACCTAAGCCTTTTGGACCAGTCCATGTCATTCTTTCTTTGGATATGGTATCCAGTGTGCGAATCATCAACTCCAATGCTTTCTTCTTCATGTTTGGTTTGAGTAGCCTATTCTCATCATCTTCTTCTATGATACCAGCACTACCCTCTTCCATTTGCTCTTCTGTCGGTTTCTTTGGCATATCCATCTCAGCCTTCTGCAAATATCCCTCTATCATTAATGGCGCAAGCGGCGACCAGTATGGTTGAAGGCTCTCAGCCAATATCACAGGATAGTCTGCTTTCTTTAAAGAACCAACAGCACTTGTAGGAGAATGTATCATCCAGCAATCATTGAACTTCTCATACTCATAACTGACTACATCTAAATCTTTCATGATTATTTGAATATGAGAATCGTTTACTTCTATGTCATGTGGTAGCAATACAGGTGCAAAGGACTTAGTGAGTAAGTCAAGAGATTCTGTGCTTGCCGCACCTTCTCCTTCTCCTTCGCCTTCTATCTCTTTGAATTGTACATTGTAAACAGGTCTTTCCTTTCTGTTCTTCTTAGTTACACCAGTAATAGATGCTCTAACAATGTCACCTATCTTGAATGCTCTTTGTTGGTTGTGTGCAGTTCCTACATCCATGTAGTGACTACCCTTGATTTCGATTACACGATTACCTAATCCACTGTCATCTAACAATGGTCCTGCGCCTAGTTGGTATGTGTAAGGTCCTTTCCCTCTCCTATCTAGTACAATGAAGTTGAAATCTCTAGCCTCTCTTAGTAGCACCCACTTAGGATGTCTTCGCTCGCCCTTCATGTATGTAGACTTGTTATCTCTTAGTAGGATGTTGTCGTGGTCTTCTTTTAGAGATTTGATGGCATCTTCTAATCCCTCATTGTCTGTCATTCTAGTATCGTGTGGACCCGGTACAATCACATTCTCTTGACTATCAAATTGTGAGCGTAAAATCTTCATTCTTTCATGCATGTGCATGTCGGATATATTGTTATCATCATAATTGATGATGTCTATAATATTCAATTCTTCTTCACCAAGTATAGCATCTAATGTGTAGTTTTTGTCATTTAGTTTTTCTACGGCTTCTTTAGTTGCTTTCTTCAAGCCTTTCTTTTTACCGTTTTCATCGTAAGCAGTAATCTCTTCACCGTTCTTTACAAGTACAATTCTTTTTCCATCATACCATTTACTAACTACCCAAGAGCCACTGAATCCTCTCAAATGTTCTAAGTCATTCATGTCAAAGATTCTGTGCATTGGTCTTACAGGTGGTGTCCATGAAGCCTCATCGGATTTTGTTAGTAGAATATCGGGGTCAAGGAGTGATGTAATCAATTCTGTCATTTCACTCATAGCGATAGAAGAAGGATTATCGCTCATCATTGAATAATTTTCATAGTTCATGCTTTGATGTGCATTGTACAGATAAGCAGGTGGAGGTGCATTACTCCATACTTGTTGTCTTACATCTTGTCCGTGTACCATATCGGTTAACTCATGAGGTACACTGTGATATAGACCATCGCCTACATTTGTACCAGCGATAATCTGTCCATCAGCAGTGAACTCACATCCGACAGTAGGACTCAATTCGTATGCTTTGTGATGCCCACCAGCGTCAAATGTGTCCATCAAAGAACCATGAGCAGGGTTAGGCGCACCTACTGGAAGATTATCTATTAAACCAGCAGTTTGCACAACACTTCTTTCGGGTGTGAAAATACCTTCTTCATCATCTAAAACGGTTGGATTGAAGTGAACTATCGTGTCTAAATGATTCTTAGTCTGTGCAGATGTCTTACCTTTACCCTTCTGTTTGAAATCTCTCATACCGTGAATATCATTTCTAATCGCACCTACACCAGCGGCTAACATATCGTGTCCAAACTGTTGTTGATTCAACAATAAATTCAATCTACTAGGTAACTGATGAGAGTAATGCTTCTTCCAATCTCCTTCACTCAGTTTAGGTTGTAGAGCATCCATCGCACTGTGATAATCTTCTTCGTGAAGTAATCTATTAAATAATTCATCGTTATTTAAATCTCCAAGTTCTCGGACTTGTAACTCTTCATTTTGTAAAAGATGTTCAGTACTTGCACCTTTTATGTCTTTGAATGCACCGTTCTTGAGTAGATTACCAATTGTAGAAACCATCAGTGGTGTATTGAATTTATTACTTTCATTGATTAATTCTCTAGCGTGTTCATTCGCTTTAGTAGAAGGTTTGATACCTAGCGTATCAAGAACTTGAGATACGCTCATGTTACCATCTATCACAGTACCATCTTTGTTTAGATGCTGTGCAAGATTTGTGTGGAATGAGGACTTGCCTTTATTCTCTCTAATCTGTGTACCAATACCATAATTCTTGACTGTTAAACCGTGTACCCTATGAGGTACAGACGAGATATATCTTTGAGCATCTCTAAACGCTCTTGCATTGTTGGCAATAAATGTAGCAGGATTACTGGTATCGAAAGCATTAGGGTCAGCCTCTAACATTGCTGGTACTATTTTATCACGAGCAACCTCGGCTACTAATTTTCTGTGACTAGACGCAATATCATTGAGATATTTTGCATTTATTTCCCAATGACTTGAAGGTTTACCCATTACTTTCGTCATGCTTCGTTGTTGAACTTGTTGTAACTGTTGTGACTTTTCTGCTAATTGTTCTCTCAGCATCTCAACAGTAGTTGGGTCTTCTGCACCTGCTAATTGTTTATTGATTTTTTCAATCTCATCATTGAGTTGAGTCTCTTGCTCAAACATAGGTAAAGCCCCACCGAATCCTAGCATGTGTGATATAGAATCAAGTCTAGTAGGATTTTTCGCATCGCCTCTTTCTTTCATAGTGTTAGCAAGTCCATCAATTGCAGAATAAACCGAGTCAATAGGTAACTTATCACTTACAGAATATCCTAAAGAATTTTTCAATTCTAACAACTTGTCATCATCTTCTAAGAAATTCAAAATTTTACTAGGATTATTCGTATTCTCTATTTTAGCAATTGCATTAATTATCCTAAGTGCTGAATTCAATGTCTTGTCATTCATGAACTGATTCTTTAGATTTTGGAAACTGGGTAGTTTAACTCCCCATCCCATATAATCAGTAAAATCATCTCTAGTGATACCGCCCGATACAGCCTCATCGCCTCTCATCAAATCTTTGTAAGACATTATTGATTTTTCAGCAGGTGTGTGAGGATGCTTCATTTGCCCTCCTAAAGTTTCTATGAAGTGTGATAACTGTGCATTTTCAAGTAATCTACTATCGCTCGTAGAAGCACCATACATCATCTCAGGTTTTGCTACCATAGTAGGTATAATAGAAACTGGGAACTTAGAAGGCTCTCTATGATTACCCAGTTCTTTTCTTTGCATAGAATTCATGTTTCTAAGTGCATATTCATACTGAGGTGAAAGACTAGACTTATGTTCAGTGTAATTGTTCTTGTCAGTAATACCTTCTCTTGTACCAACAACCCTAGAAGTATTGAAAGGTGATAACATATTTTGTAGCAAATCTTGATTGTAGTTATATTTGAACTTACCTCCTACTATTTTAGACATACCAGCCTTAGTGGGCGTAGATATTAGTTCATATTTACCTATGGGTGAAGTTCGCTCAGGCATAAAGTGATTGATTAACGATGTCATATTCTCTCTAGGTTGAATATAATTTTCACTTTCACCTCTAATATCGAACAAAAACGAGTCACCATTTTCATCTTGAGTATTAGCATGTACTGATTCAAGGTATGTAGGTAGTGAAATTCCCGCACCTCCCTTGACTTGGAAAGGTGAAGACCAAAATGCGCCCGGTCCAAAAGTAAAATCACCGTATTCATCTTCTCTCCAATAGGGTGCTTTTTCTTCATCGGGATGTGGTCCATATACAGATGTGAAAAATCCTCTATGTTTTCTCACATCTTTTATTTTAGACTTCAAAGAACCGCCATCTTTTGCCATTTGGTAGATAGTATCTAAGTCTTCTAATGGAATAACAGGTTCTTCTAAATTACCGTACAAAGGATGGTCTTGCATTAATTCTCTAGTGTTAGGGTCATATCCTCCTAAGTGTAGTAAGTCTTCAAATGACATTCTTATTTTCTGTTGACTTCTTGGCGTGTTCTTTTTGAAATGTCTTGCAGTAGCATCTTGTAGTTCTTCCCACTCTAGTTCTGCCATTGGTTTATTCTTATGTAAATCCAATTTAGGCATATGTGTAAGTGTTTTTCTACCATCTACTTCGTACATCTCATGCAACTTGTCAAGAACAATCTCGGACATGCTCGCACCGCCCATATGTACAAGCGGTACATGTGATAGCGTACCCAAAGATTGTCTTAGGAAGATACCTTCTCCTTGATTGTAATCTGTTTCGTTATTTTCTTGATACATGTGTGCATTTCTACCCTTGTGAGTATTTGGTCTAATAGCCCAATTCATTTCGGGTGTCATACGCATTAATGCATTGTAGGTGAGTCTAGTCGTTGGAATTGATTCACCATTAGGTAATTTAATTCTCTTGTATTTATCCACACCTACATCATCAAGATGTTCTAAAACGGCATTTCTTTCTTCGGGGTTTAACCATTCTAAACCTAACATGTACCCCATGTGTCCAAGAGCAGTAGGAAGACCGCTGTAAGGGTCTATATCTTCCGAAATCCAGTCTTTTGCTCTATCATCAAAATGCCTTTCACGCATAATTTTCTCAATGTCGTCAGGTTTGTATCCTTCCTTCACTAAATCTTCTTCTTGGAAAGAATTTTCTTTTAGCCATCTAGCATAATCTCTCTCGTACATGTCATCTTGATGAGTCACTGTGCTACCGTTTATGTGTATATTACCCATCAATGGTATATTCTTTTTATCAAAGAAACCAGCGGTATAACCTGCTTTGATAGGATGGTCGTGTGGAAGATGGGAAAAGAAATCCTTCTCCATTTCTTTTTCTTCTTTTATTTTACCACCAAGAGAATGACTTCGTAACATCTCTACAAAGTGAGGCATACCAGTTACGGCATGTGTTCTCAATAATGGGTGATTCGCTTCATGGAAGGGAAAATGTTGTGTTTGGTGAGAGTGTTGCATGGATTTAGGAAAATAAGAAGGCCATGTAGACATCCTATGTTTAGGGTCATCGGGTGATGCTAAACCATCTTTCCATACATGGTTAGTAGGTTCACCGTGAGTATGATGTGTGGCTAGGAGTAAGCCTTCACCCTCAGTTTTGTCATAATCCATGTCAACGAATGTCTCATCATCCTCTTCTTTGATGATGCTATCTGCCTGTCTTTTTAGCGTTAAATAAAATCCATCGGTAGGCGATTTTTTCATATTCTCAAATGCGAGAATGTATTCTGCCGCTGATGTTCTTAGTTCAAAACCGTCTGTCAATGACTTGAGTAGTTCATTGGTGCAATGAATTAAGTGTTCTTGTGACAGACACATCACCGCCTTCATTGAAGCGGTCTAAACTGGGGGCAAGCCTTGATGTTTGTGCCAAGAGTTTCGGCTCTCATACATCCGGTACTAGGCGTAGCACCACATTCACAAATAGTAGGTGGTCTAAACTTCTTCAACTCTTTTCCACCAGCCGCAATCTCTCTTTCTACACCGCCACCCTCATGTGGGTTTTGTGCAGATGCAAGAGCCTCCATGTTAGCACTTTCCTTGCCCTTCTTTGTTTTCTTAGCATCTTCTGTTTCGATAGTCTTTCCATTTGTGGTAAAATAACCAGTCTTGGTTTGTCCACCGGATTCAGCCATGAAAGCAGGATTAACATTAGTTATTTTCTCAGCCTTGTATCCCGGCTCGGCTTTTTCCATTTTGCCTCCGCATCCCATCTTCATACAGCCGCCCTTGTCCATTTTATCACCACAGGAAGGGCATTTTTCATCACACTTACAATCATCGCCTTTACCCTCACATTCGGGGCAGTTCTTCTTGGCTTTTTCCAATTCGTCTATTCTTAGTGCTAGTTCACGAGCCTTTTTCAAATAAGTTGCTTCTTCAAATCTAGGTTTCATTGCTTCACCCCTGTTTCTTGTTCTTTGGCTGTTATAGCCATTTCATGAATATCTTCCCATGACATACTGTGGACTTGCTCATTAGATAAAGATGAGAAATCATTTCTTGACTTTAGGATAGTATCATCAAGCCCTACATCACCTCTAAATGGGTCTACTGTCAAATCAGCAGTGAGTGGAGTAGAAACAGGAACAAGACCCATTTTCTTAATGAGAGATTTTGGGTTGTTTATCATTTGTTTCAATGCTTCATTTTCTGCTTTTAGAATGTTAAGTGTGTTATCCATAGACTCCATTTTTGTGATAAGAACGCCGACTAAATCTGCCGCATTAGGTTCTTCACTCATGTAGTCCACCTCAAACTCTTCTACCGTATGAACCAGCACTTCTCTTGTAGTTCTTTGCTAATCTGTTAGAAGACATGAATCCAAGTCTGTTACCGGATTCAATCTGCACATTGGAAGGTTCTTCAAACTTCATGACTGGTACACCACCAGCGAATATGTCTCTTGGTCCAACTGGGGTAACTACATCGCTCTTTGCGATTTCGTTTTCCAAGTCACCAGCCAAAAAGTCGCTGAGTTTCTGTACTTCTGTCAATTGTTGCTTTGCCATTTGTGCATCGCCGTCTTCTAGTGCAGTAAGGAAAGCCTTCTGTGCTAGTTCCATTTTTCTTGCCATTGGGTGCATTTTTAGTAAGTCCATATCTATCCCTACTGCTTATCTCATACCGTATCCATTTAATAACATTTATGCGCCTCTAATATTTCTCGATTGCATAATATTTTCTAAATTTCTTTCTTGAATGGATGGCTGTGGACCTCTTTGTTGTACACTAGTCACAGGCGCACCGCTACCGGGTGATGCTCTTCTTTGTGGTGCGGCAGGACCTCTATTTCGTATTCCCATGCCTTGACCTCCCGGTTGTGGTGGAGGCATGATTTGTTGCATCATCTGTGGAGGCATCTGTGGACCAGCCCCTTGCATTGGAGGCATCATACCCGGAGGCATACCCGGAGGCATACCCGGTGGAGGTGCGCCACCCGGAGGTGCGGCTTGTTGTGCTTGTGGTTCGGGCTTCCTGTAAACGAATCTAATGTCTCTATCAGCGGTGTCCTCTACTAACTCCGGTTGGAATCCTAATTGTGCCATACGCTGTGCTACATTCAATTCTTGTTCATCACGCCTTAGTCTTGTAATTTCATCTTCTTCCTCGTTTGGATATAGAGTCAATTTCCAATCCTCAACATTCATCTGCCTTAGAAGTCTTGGGAATAGAACTTGAGTGTAGACTTTTTGACCGAATTCTACTGCCCTGTTGGTAACAAGTATTTGCAGACCCTCATTGTTCAATCCGCCGGATTTACCATTGTCTACCATAAAGATACTAGATACACCATAGAATGCCGCCATACGGTTTCGTATTTCATCTCTTACAGCAATATACTGCATTTCTTCAAGCGTATCCATGAACTTGACCCAATTAACGCCACCACGACCAGTACTGGATTCAATACCAACCTTTGGAACATAGTGAGGGTCACGCTCCATCTTTTCGTCAACTGCCTTCCAAAATGATTTCATTGATTCTAGGTTATCGGTAGTTACTGAAACAATACCTTTCGGCATTCTTCTCTTTTGATATGCGGTGTAAATGTAATTATCCATCGCAGTTAGAGTCATGGCTTGTCTCCACATCGTATTGACTGGGCTTCTACCGTACAACTTAGACGGTTTGTATTTACTGACATGTATGACTTCACCCTCTACGAAATATTGTGTCTTACCACTACCGGCCATGTTAGCATAGTGTACATCGTGTAATTCAGCACCACATATTTCACAAGTCTTGTCTTCTGCGTGTGTCTTCACTTGGTCACGGTGTATCAAACATGTACGATACCTTCCACCTCTTACACCACGCTTGTCAGCGATGATACGCATGAATATTGGGTCGCCTCTCATAATTTCTTTGACTCTAAAGAAAGCAACTTCTTTGGTTTCGGGGTCAATAAAATACTCTTTTACTAGAATCAAAAATGCATCGTCTACAATATTCAAATCGGATTCAATCTCATTTAGCACACTGATGAAAGACTGTTCCATGCTGTTTTCTTGTTTCAATAACCACTTAGGATATGTAAGTTCATCAATGTCGGGCTTTCTCACTGGACCTCCACATTCTTTACATTCGTCTACTTCGCTTTGATATTCTTCATCGCACTGTGTACACTTTACTGCGAATTTCTTTTCCCAGTGGTATCCTCTACGAAACATTTCTTGTCTTAGTTTAGCAAGAATAGTTCTCAAAATCAAAGACTCATTACTGACCGCAAAAAGAGCAGGGATGGTGATACCTTGAGCCATTACTGGTTCTTGAATACCACTAGTCCACAACGGCATGGTTGGTGTAGGAGTATCTTTTCTCCTAAACGGTCTACTTAAGGTAGACAAAAAACGGTTAATTCTACTTTCTTCTGCCATCACAATCCCTCAGCGTATCCACCTATCGTGTCTGCATTAACTCCCCACTTATTAAGTAGGGAGTCGGCTTTACTTTTATGTTCTTTCCAATTGTTGTATGTTACTAACTGATACAACTCGGTCTTACGCATTGAATCTTTTTCTTCAATATAAGACAACATAGCCTTTGCTTGTAGAGACTTTAATCTAAGGAACGGTGTAACTCCTTTTAGTAACTCTCGAATAGAATCTTTTGATGAGAAAATAAGTCTGTGAACTGGCTTGACAGTATTCTTAGCAAGTTTTTGGTCGCTAACTATTCTACCACATCCAAGCATCTTTTGTAAATCTTCACAGTGTCTTTTACCATTCTCTCCACTGGCTACAATAGTAACTCTAGGGTCGCCTCTTTCGCTGATAAAAATACTACCGTCAGCATCTATGAAACCAGCGGCATACGCCATTGGGTCTTTAATAATCAAACCACTGGAACCCATTTTTACAAATCTATTACCAGTTTTGTATACATCAACTTCTTCTCCATACATTTTGAGAAGGGCAGATATTTTTTGTGTTGTCATGAATTTATTGAACACTCCACTACCTCTACTAAGAATCTCACGAGATTGCATCTCTCCTTCTTTTTCTAATAAATCGGATATGAAGTATAGCGAATCTTGCTGATGTTTGTTCAAAGTATCAATCTGCGAAAGTGTGTTTCTCCACATTTTTTGTGCATCTTTCTTCATTTGATTAGCCTCTACCCACTCTAACTGGTCATCCGTAGACCAATCCGACTTTTCATTGAGCATTTGTAAAACTGTGATTGCCTTGAGAAACTGTTGACATGCTTTTTGTAAACTAGTACTACGAGATTCACCGAACTTGCGTAGTGATTTCAATGCCTTATCGTCAATACCTATTCCACGAATTACATGTTCTATTCCATTAGACCACGATAGAGATTTAATTGTACTATCTATTTCCATTGCCTTGATGCTTCTAATGTCTTCTATTATTGCATCATATTCTGCTTTGTTCATTTTATCGTGCCTTCTCATCTTACGAAACATGCGTATGATTGTGTTTGCGTTCTTTCCATACTTTGTTTCAAACAAGCCATCTCCATTGAGGCTCGCTGGACTAGTAATCTCATCTACTGTAACAAAATCAGTCTTGAGAATTGGTACACTAGTATGGTCGAAGTTTGGATGCTGACTAAGATTTTTAATCACAAAATCCGAGTATTCGTCATCAAAAATAAGCGGAGTATCGTAATCATCACCGATTAACATACTACCCCACATAATGACCACTCAAATGACCTATGATTTAATCTTTCTTCCCTTTTACAGCCACTTTCTTGTCTTTCTTTGGTTTAGCAGTAACAGCGATAACCATTACCATTCCCTTCTTACCTTTCTTATCATTCTTCATACTTTTCACCACCGTTGGTTTACCACCGACACCTTGTTTCTTTGCTCGCTTACGCTTTGTAGCGGCTCGCTTTTGACCTTCGCTCATAGAGCCACTAGTCTTAGGTGTTTTGGAACTTACTTTTACACTTGGTCTGCACTTTGGATAACCCTTCGAGGAAGTCTTGGCTTTACTTCTACCACAAGGAGGATGTTTACCGTCTTTGTCCTTGCGAGATACATCTACCCACTTCTCTTTGAACCAGCGGTTTAGGTTCTTGATTACAAGAGTGTCATGGCAGGTGCATCTTTCAGTCATTCCTTTCTCACCCACGCATCACAAATATGGTCAGCCATACAATTGAAGTCGTACCACTTGCAGTAACCAGTCTTAGGGTCATCCGTTGCAGAACTATCCCATGCCTTACATGTACCACAGTTTTTCTTGAGTTTCATCTCTTCCTCGGAAGCCTCACGATAATTAGGAGCGTCACGCTTTGCTTTTAGAAAAGCCATGACATATTCAAAATCTATCATTTCTTCTTCCCCTTCTTCCTAAACTTACCTCGGCAATATTGTACCGCCCATCCATTAGCATATGCTGATGGATATACCTTGAATTTACGCTTTGCCGCCGCTTTTCCTTCCGGGCATAGTTTCTTCTCTAAAGAATCCCATGCGCTCGACATTCCTATGCAATGACCGCATTCACAACTTTTTATCATTAAAATCCCCACTCTTCAAACGGATAAATCATGGTATCATCCAACCATCTGCTAGGCTTGCTTCGCTCCTGTGTGGTTTTCCACGCATCCAGTCATCAAAGCCGGGTAGCACATCATCTAGCAGAACTACGCTACCCTTGAATTCTTTAGTAGCCCAATTAGCCAAAGCAAGACTCATCGCCAAGTCATCGTGCGTACCTACGGATTCTAGTCTGCCGTTTTTCTGCATACCGAATCTGTTCAGTTCAGTTTCTAACTTGTGTGTGAACTCTTTGCTTCGCTTGTCACCATATGGAGTTTGTATTTGTCCTTGTTCAAATGCCATCAGCAGTGACATAAACAGGCTCTCTTTACGAGTACGAGTTGTCATGAAGGTCTTAATTGGTATGTCGTTTCTCATCTCTACCAATTCTGCTTCAAACATACGCTGGAAGTTGTTACCTTCAAGTTCAATCAAATCCGGCT